CACGTCATCGCTTACTATGTTAATGCTTATTTAGTGTGCATAAACCTTAGCATATTGAGTAAAAAATAGGGAACTTACCAGCTTTTTGGGCCAGTAGGTTCCCTATTTGTGTTTAGGAGATTATGGGCAGTGTCCGCACACGCTCCATCAGATGGGTTAGGTATCCGTTGCCGCCTAACCCATGATACGCTTCATACATACGCTCTAACGCCGCCAATTCTGACACGCGCACGCCATTGCGTTGAATGTATTTATCGCATAAGTGGTCAATATTGCAGGACAACATCTCTATTAGCCCTGCGTCTTGCCGTTTCTGTGCTTCGCCAAACGTGACCATGGTGGTGGTCAGTGTCGTAACATCTGCTTGCAGTTGGTCCAGCTTGTTTTCCAGAGTGTCACTCACAGATTGCGCTTCCGCATCTTCTTTGTGGGCCTTGCGGTTTAAGCACCACATAATGACTTCTTTAATAGCTACTACAGCGGCCACACCAATGCCGCTATATATAGCTATGGATAATTGTTCGGCCATACAGACCTCCTCTCATTATGCAGTTTTCTTATCCTGCTTTGCCTGCCAAACCATTGCTTCACGGTTGGCATCTATCCATGCGTCGAGAGAACCGTACAGTGCATTGATAGCCAGCTTCATTTCCTCAGAAATCAGTAGCTCAAACTGCTCCTTGCACTTAATACGGGCAAGCTCCTGTGCGTGTTCATCGAACGCGCCCTGCTCCTTTAGCACGTCAACAAAGGTCTGATTTACACTTAGCACACAGCTCTGGAATATCTTCCAAGCCTCAGTAGCTAACTGTATCTGGTCGCTGGTTGCGCCCCTGCTTTTCAGCCAGCGCAGTGCCAGATAAAACAGCACAGTCATTATAAGGGGTATTAGCGATTCCAGCGCTGTCGCAATAATAGTAGTCCAATCTATACTCATAACATTCCTTTCTAACCGGCTATATCCTCACCGTCATCGTTCATATCGGGGAAATCCTCAAATTCAGGCACTTCATCCTGCGTTTTCTTTTTCTTAAATACCACATCGCATATACGTTTGAGTATCAGACAGCCGCACTCTAAGCCGATCACCGTAAAGACAGACTCAATAAGTTGTGTCTGTTCCATGCCGGTAATCATAAAGCTGGCATATTGTAGCACAGTAAAAACACACAGGAAAATGGCAATAAATATCAGGCACTTGGTAGCAAATCTTTGATTTAGTCGTGGAATTTTCATAACTCTTTTATATACTTCATCGAGGCGTAGCCAGTACGGGATATACCATTTACATACGTTGCTACCTGCGCCCATTCGTTATTGTAAGGAGTAGCCAGAACTTTCATACCCTTACGCAGCACCATCACCTTAGAGGAAGTGACGCTGGGAGCCGTGCGGAGATAAACATTACCCGTAATCTGACCGTGATAAGTGGTGTCCTTAACAGGCGTGGAGGGCGTGGCCGATTCACTCGGCACATTCTCGTATTTAAACTTCTTAGTCATTAAGCCACGATAAGTCCATGCAGTTTGAGACAGACGAGTAACTACACAGCCATATTTAAGCCCCTTTTCCTCAACCACTAGCGGTTCACCATTAGGCATAAAGCCGCATATCCAACCTACATGGGTAATGGAGCCGGGAGCAGAACCCTTAAAGACCGCTTCGCCAATAACGTATTTGCGTGTAATAGTCTTAGTGGAACCTTTGGCGGTGCAATATCGAGCGTAGTTGCCTTTAGCGTTGGTGTCATTTTTAAGGAAATAGTCGCACAAACCCTGACAGTCACACACAATACGCTTTTCGGCCACCCAATTCTTAGTAGCTGCCTTATAGTTAGCCAGCGTCCAACCATTAGGCTTGTAATATGTGCGCCACTTCTGGTCGAGTTTTGACTGAGTGCAAACAATGCCAGTAGTGCCAAAGAGGTATTCCCATTCACCGGCAACGCCTACCTTATTAAGCGGCACAAGCAGTTTAGCCCCTTCCGGCACAGACGCACGTTTGGCATGGCTCAAAGCAAATTCTATAAACTTCGTTACGTCGTACACTTATTTCACCTCCTTCACATATTTGGTACTCATATATCCGACTACACATTTACCACCGATAAACGCCGTGCATTTGTGCCAGCTTGCATTATGGGCGCAAATAATAATGGGTGTACCTTTAGGCACAACCGCCAGAGAAGCGGTAAGAGTGCTTGCCCCCTGGCGAAGCCGCACATTGCCAGTCGTCTTGGCGCAAATGCCGTATGTTGCTTGCACACCCACCGAGCCATCCATATAAACAAAACCATAACCGGTATAGGGGTCGTAGCCCTTTTTGTAAAGGTCAATGCAGTTATTCTTGAGCGTGTCATACACCGCAGGCTCCGAAGGCCAATCTCCATTGTCGGTATAATACTTGCTCATAATCAAACCGATCTTGCCTGCCACATTAGGCGCAGACATAGAAGTACCGGACATATATACGCCAGACGCACCAGTGTAGCTTAATCCCTTAATAGATACGCCAGCATCAGCAACATCCATCTCGTTGTGCCATGTGCTGAAATTGGCTTTTGCGCCATTGTCGTTGATAGCAGCGACACACACAGGGTCGTGGAAACAACTCGGCCAAACATCCAACTTCGCTTCCTTGCCGTCATTGCCAGCCGACACACACACCGGCACATTTTCATCAACAAGCTGGGAGATGAGTTTACCTTGCTGAACAATGGACGGACTGACGGCACTGCCGCCACCGCCCAAAGACATATTGACTATATATTGATGTGAGGTGTCAGCCTTAACACGTTTCAGAATGTCGGCTAAAGCGGCATTGGTGTCAGACACTTTGCCAGTGCCATTAGGCAATACGTTGTAAGACAGCACAGCAGCTTCGGGACACCATTCAATGAGCTGCCCAGCCACAAATGTGCCATGTCCGTTTGTGTCTGTGGCGGGGAATAGGGATGAATACCGTACCTTTCCCTTGAGCCAGCCCACAGGATTTACACCGCTGTCTATAACGGCAAAAATGATATGTTTGCCCTTATAGCCCTTGGCGTGAAACGCATTACGCATCGTTTGATTGTATACTTTCGCGTTCACAGGAACCTCCTTTGCGGCAAAATAAAAGGCGGGCATCTCATAAGACACCCGCCCGATTATTCGATAACTTACAGTTCGATACCGAGGAAGTTCAGTATCTCTACCCACAAGGGCATATCACCAGTCTTAGGAATCTCCATAGTAGCGATTTCTACCTTGCACTTCGCACCCCAGCAGATAGACTTGGTGGTTTCGCAATAATTACCAAAATTCTTAATGATATTATCGTTGCTCATGCAAATTGTCAGATTCTCAACATCAGTTATAGTAATATTCAGTACGCTAAGAGCCGCTATTGCCTTCTCATAGTCGGCGGCAGTCATCAGAGCTTTGTCCAGTTTGTTTTGATCGTAATACACTTCGCTGACCATGCCATTAGCCAGATTGCGGACAAAAGTAAAATCGCCTAACTTAACCTGAGTAGCGTCGGCAGAAGCAACAATCTGCTGGCCCTTATAGGTACATTCGGTTACATCATTACCGGACTTCAGCACAACCTTAACGGTGGGGTCGTTGCCGATAACCTTAGCAGAGAAGATGGGGGTAGTGATACCACCAACGGCATCCTCCTCGAACTTGGTAGTAGTAACCTCGGTTATACGAGCCAGATCAATCAGCTTATAGTCCTCCATTAGAAACGCATTGGCAAACGCCTGCACAGAGTTCTCGCCCACAGCATAGCCGCCAAAGTATACAGTATCACCAATCTTAGCAGTGCTGTTAGTTGCTATGCGGAAGAAATCTCCATTGATTCCCTCAACACGTTCCAGCTTATACAGTACAACATTATACTTGTCACAACCAGCGGCCTGAACCTTAACATTACTCCAATCAAGAGCAAAAGCACAGCCCATCGCCAGTATCATCATCAGAGTTACAACTATTGCTACAAATTTCTTCATTTGAGTTCCTTTCTTACATTCATAAAAACATTGATATTAAGTCGTTACGTCTATCCTTGCGTAGCCGCCCCTTGCGTGTACATTGCCCTGACCATTTACCGTACAGTTTTGCGTGACGGTATACTCGTAGTCCGGGCCGTGATTTATGCAGTTTGCAGCAGTCCTCACGCACTTGTTGTTCACGAATATGCCGTACTTCTCGCTTCCGCCCATGATGGGGCTTATCTTTGTATGCAAAATTACAATATCACCTTCCCAAACGGTATAAACTCCGTTTTCGGTAATTATCTCGTTGTTAATCTTCACATACCGTTCGCCAAATGTTCCAGAATTATCCCATGTGCCGGTTAATGTGATAGTTAAATTTACACTTGGGAGCAATAACATTCTACGTTGTTTAAAAAACCGTCTATCCATAAGTTAATGCCTTTAAGTTGAAACGTTAGGTTCAACTACTTTCTTAAATATCGCAATTTTATCTTTAATGGAGATTTCAAAAGTTGCACCCGGAGTATTCCAATTAGGCGTATCACCGATTTGACGCATATCTTCTGGAAAGGCAATGATATGATCAGCCTCATTAGATAGGGTTAATGTGACCCAACACTCAAAATATTGGTTGGACGGCCACAAAAATTCTATATTAGAAACATTGGTAAGATAATACTCGTTGGCATCGGCTAATGTTATGGTAGTTGGGCTTTCCGTATAAGTATTACGAGTAAAGATTCCGGGTGGTCCCTGAAGCGCTATGACTTCGCGCCAGTCGCCGGTAACGGCATCTTTAATTTTCATAATTGACACATAATCACCCCGCTAACTTGCGATCTCTGTCCACTTCGCACTTCCGGCCTTGGGCTTGTAGACGGTGGATTTGATGTGCTGCTCGGTGCATTGCCACGTTTTGCCGTTGTAGGTCACTATGGTGTCTACCTCAATCACCGTGCCGTCCTCGATGTCGCCCCACGCGGGGTAGGTCACGGTCTGCACCGCCCAATATGTGCCGAGGTTTGCGGCAGGGGGCTTGTTGCGGCTGTATTTGAGGGCGACATAGCCACCCTCAACCGTATCTCCTGCTATATAGCGGGTCTCAGCGTCCCACGGTGCGCCCTGTGTGGGGGTGGGGGTAAGCCCTGCCCGCGCCGCCGTCAGCACCTCTACAAGATCGGTCTCGTGCGCCTCGATTTCCGCTTTACGCACGGCTACCAGCGCCATAAGTTCACTGCGCGTCATTTACATTCACCCCCAGCTCCGCAAGCGCGTCTATATAGTCCTGCGTGGTGGCCTGCGCCTCATGCTCCGTCCAACTCTGGATTATCGCTTCGCCGCTGTCCTCCCACATTTCGGTATAATAAAAGCCCTCCTTTGAGGGCATGGGGGAACGGGTCACGGGCTTATAGCCCAGCTCCTTTATTGCCGTATCGTCATTGGTGGAGAGGTGCGCCCCCGCGGGGTGCGTCACACCATTGATTATAAGCGGCGACTTCAACTCAACCGGCAGGCGTAAATATTCGGGATACCCGCCCGCCAGCTTGGCATAGTTTGTGTTTAACATTGTATGCTCCTTTTTATTCTTGCCATGCTACATAGCGGTAAGTGCCGGTAAAGTAAACTTGATCATCCGAGCCGACCTTAACGTTTGCAATCGTGAACCCGCTGTCGTTCACAGTAAACTGAACGGATGATGCGTTCATATACCATGTATCTATGTCAAAACATAATACGTTGCCATCGTATGTACTCAAAACATGAAATTGTAATGCTGATTCCGCCCTCTCTGACGCTATAAACACCGCAACATGGTCGGGTCTAAAGCCTGTTTGAGCAGATATTGATATTGTTGTCAAATGGGAATTTCCCGCATCTATCGTTCCCGTTGCTATATTTTTCGCCTTTGCCATGTTGCTCATCAGCCTCCTTCGTAGCATAGGTATCATGCGCTCACAACCTCCTGTACTGCCCACACGCCATTGTATACATCAAATTCATAGGTCTTGTTTGCCTCTATTGCCGGGGCCGCGCCCATAAATGTGCCGCTAAATGACACTGATACACTACTACCCGTAGTAAATTTACCGTGCGCCCAGCCGGATGTTGGCGGGGTAAACACATACGTACCTACAGGAGAGGATACGTTATATATGGTGTTTGCCGTCAGCGCCGCGCCGCTGGCGGGGAGGGAGGAAACATTGCGCGGCCCACTATCACTTGCATTAAAAAGCATAGTTCAATCACCTCATAATCAAAATATTCACAGTCAAATTCTCAGTCGGCGCATCTTCGCAAGCGAATGTAAGCGCATTAGCCACCTGCGCTGTTGCCCGTACTTGCGAATCACAATACGCTAAAAAAGATTCGGGAGCAGGAGCAATCATTATAGCATTAGTAGTAGTCACACCAGTCACCGCCACTGTTTGCGTATTATCAGTCCAACCCGTTGCAGACAATGTAACCGTTACAGTTATACTCGGCTGTGCGTAATCCGTACCCGCAGTTAAAGGCGTTTGATAATCTGTTCCCGCCACTGCTTGCGCCATCTTACCATTTTCGCCTTTAAGTACGCCTGATAATGTAGTATTAGTCGTGGGTTTAATCTCTACCTGCGCCGCTATATCATCAATCGTAGTCGGTTCGTCATCTGGCGCAATCCACACAGTAGTGCTGGGGTCGGTAGGGGCAACCGTACCAACGTATACGCCATATTCAGAGCCGCTACCAGCCCCTATATTTACAATAGCCATACAATCACCCCTAACCCAACACAATAATCATAACGGTCAAATCAACAGTAGGCGTAGTGGTGCAACTAAATGTCAGTTGCCCAGCCACTTGCGTAGTATCAGCCATCACTTTAGCCACGCGATAAGCCTGACTGGAATCGGCTTGCGCCTGCACCAATACCACATTATTAGCGGTCACACCAGCAACACTTACAGTTTGAGATTTATTGTTCCAACCCGCCGCAGTCAATGTAGCAGTATAGAGCGTAGCAGGCAATGCGAAATCCACACCACTTTGAGCCGCAGACACGCCGCCTGCACCGTCACCCTTCACAATGCCCTGCACCGTTATCTTATCCTGCTTACTGTCGCTTTGCGGCACATCCAGTAAAGTCCGCATTTCAGCCGCCGATTTAGTGATCAAAGCACCGCCAGTATCAGTCACAGCCACTTGGTCTGCCACAGAACCGAGTTTACCATCATTGGTCAAATTGCCATGCGTATGCGTTGCAGAGGCAAAGTCATCTATCTTTTTGCCGCTATCAGCTATTGCACCATCATTGGCAAATTGCACTAAATGACTGACAGCACCCAGCACTTTATCCACCTTGCCGCTGGCATTACCGGGGTCAAATGTAGTCAATTCACCCCATGCGTGAATACCATCGCCACGCCGCACTTCACCTGTGTCAGACACCACGCCAAAATCATTTGCACGAAGAATAGTGGTGGTGTCTGCGCTCCATTCGGCGGCTGTTTTTACAGTAAAAGAAGCCTTCTGTTTCAGCAAGGCATCTATAATTTGCATATTGCTGGTGGGTGCTATGCCCGCCTGTGACTCCACCCAAGAGCTACCCGACATGGCGCTATCCGCACCCAACGGGTCTACAAGCAGTAAGCCAGCATATTCAGTTGTAGAACTCATTTTTCACCACCTTATGTTATTTCCTCATAGCACCAATCAGCGAGGGCCATAGAAGTGTTACCTATGGCAAACTCACCATATTCACCTAACAGTACAGGTTTGATGAGCTTGGTTTGACGCAAACGAGAAGCGTCATAGTCAATATGCGACATGACCGCACCCAAAGGCAAAGTGATATGCAATCGCGAAGTATCATAATCCGTATGTCGCAACACACCCTGCATAGTGTACAACATTGTTAAACGTGCCGCGTCGTAATCCTTGTGTGTCAACAACAAATCACTCAGAGCACTAAGCGAAAGGCGACTACCATCATAATCGGTCATTGTGCCGCTGGCAGACAGCCACAGTTCAGTCAGCAAACGGTCTGCCGCATAGTCTATATGGCGTAGCACCAAGTAGGAGACATCCAAAAACCGCTCAATAGTCATGTGAATACGGTTGCCAGTCTTATCTAACGTGACAGCAGAACGAGCAACCAGAGCATCCAGATTTGTAGCTATACGTTGCGATGTGCTATCTAAGAGAATCCGTATCCGCTGCACGGTACATCACCGCCTAAACTGTTGCCTGATTAGTGCGGCACAGTTGCAGACCGCCAGCAGCTACGACTATTTTACTACCTTGTATAATAGGATACGCCGTAGTCAGCGCACCATAATACAATGCCTTGCCGCCAGTTGCGGAAGAAGATAAAAACCAGTGAGTAATAGGAGTGTTTGCATTAGCGGCAAAAGCAGCGAACTCCAAGGAAGCCGCATTAACGACTTCGCCAGCAGAGTTGGTAGTCCATGTTGCCGCCACATTAGTCAGCGCCTTGCGTGAATAGTTGGCATCAGCAGGTTCGGTAAACCCCGTACCAGTATCTTCAGATATGGCAGAGGTGGACAACCCTAAATAATGTACATTAGGAATGGCATACGAACCCTTGCCGAACTCCATCTGCAAGGTCTCAGTTGCGTGTTCTTTAGTTATCATACTAATTCCCCTCGTTTATCTGCACAAACACCAAAGTGCCGGTCACAGGGCGGTATACATCATTCAGCGGAGTGGTTATCTCTATCTGATATTGATATGGCCCCACGAGCCCCTTGGTTTGCTCCGAAGTTAGTTTGACATCAAACCATGAAGTATCGCTGGTACTAACTGAGATACCGTTGCCGGAACTCAAAGTCAACACATTAACTTCAGGTTGGTCATAAAGGTACAAAAAGAATTTAATGGTCGTGCCGGACAAGCTCAGGTCGACATGATTGCCATCCTGTCTACCGACACTAAACGGGAGCACTTTAGTGTCTCCCGCTATAATTCGCATTTCTTCTGCGACAGTATATAGATTGGTCATACACCAGCCTCCTTTGGAGGTGCAACGTGCATTTCTTCAAGCACTTCTCGCAGCATTTTTCCTATAAACCCCAACAGCACAGCGTTATCTACACCTTGGATTTGAAGCTGCTCTAATGCCCGATAAGCATTTTCTAATTTAGTTGTCATAGTTATCCTTTCATTCATTTAATCCGCTTTTAATAAAGGTGCTAAAGAGGGCTTGTAGTATGTAACGCCTGCGACATAATATTCAGGCAATGTGACTTGAACATATTCCCCAGCGCCCCATGCAAACCCAAAATACTTCTTATAATCAGCGAACTTCATAAAATATGTGCCACTGGTGCTGGACGTAACCGATACCGGCTGATAGCTGTCTGCAACGTATAATATGCGCCCAGAGCTGGCAACTTTTAAATAATTGTTGGCTTCAATCGCATCATTAGAAATGAGAGTTGCAGACCGTAAGTACACACATCGACCATTATCGTCAACAAATGTGCCTGCGTGACCCACAAACTCTAATTTGATATAATCACCGGGAACGAGAGATAGCGTTCCTAACCCAATTTGATCGAGGTCAATTTCAAAACGCCGACTTGTAGACCCACCGCCATTATCAAAACCATCTTTAGTGACATTTCTCCAAGTGCCAGTTTGGCCTTTTATGGTAATCTTAATGTCACACGTCCATGTCGATAACCAGTTTGAAGGCGCAGTTCTCGAATACAATGCGCAAGTGAGCGAACATACATTATACGCCGAATAAGTATCAGGAAGCGTGATTGTACACCAAGCGGAGCCTATATCAGCGCCTCCAATTTGATAACCGCCAGCCGTATTACTGTACGGTCCGTTGCCATCGACTGACATCGTACCATTATAAATTGCCATATATTAGCCCTTTTGTATTTGTTGTGTTTGTGTATCTACCCACAGATTACGCTCCCGGTTGGTTGGTTCGCACTTCTACGGTAGACAAAGTAGGGTCTAAGTTGACCCACCCAAAATTAGATAGAGAGGCATTAGGAGTTACGCGACCATTATTATAAGTACACGTTTGCGAAAGCAAATACCACGATCCATGTGAATTGGTTGTTGTCTCAATATAAACATACCATTGATACACCTGCATAACGCCATTTCTGGGCGTAGGTGAAGCTTGAGGATGAAAATAAATGGTTGCATTAGGATTCGTATAGCGAATAATGTTATATGTAACTCCACTGCCCGATCCACCTGTGCCACCGCCACCAGTGCCAGTAGACCACGATCCATTTTGTAGCAAATTCCAATAATTGCCCGATCCATCAGTTACACGCAATGTTTCAACAGACATCGTACCAAATTGGTTCGCTTGAGGGGCGGTTACTATATATCCATTACTACCAGATTGAATGCCAGCTCCCGCAGGAGTAACAGGGGAGGCGGGGTATTTGCCCTTAATGGTCAAATCTCCTTCGATGGTCAAATTGCCGAGAATTTTATGTATACTGTCTTGAGAGTAGAACCCGCCCATTACACCAGCACCAGCCAATACGCTTCCTGTAAATGTACCACCAATAGCCGTAATGTCCTTTAATATAGCATTACCTTCCGAATCCAGATATAGTTTATCTGCAAATTCCGCAGAAGTATTAGCTCTACCTTGAATCTTAAACCCATCAGACGGGTCCATATATATCTTCTTTAATCCGTCTGAAGTAGTTAGATTCATACCGTTTTCGTCTATGGTGAACGTATTATTGGCATTGATAATCTTCATGGCTTCGCCCAATATCAGATTACCCACCAGCAATTCGGACGCCACCCCATACGCCGTATCAGCCGTCCCCGGTATCTCTATCTCGCCAATAGCCAGCTTACACGTATCCCAATTATCATCGGTCATAAACATACCGTTATTGATAATTTTAAGCTGTTTAGGGCTGTATCCGTCTTCTGTGGCCTTACGGCCCCAGATACCAAACTGGTCTATAACCGTAGACTGATTACTGGCATTGATAATCTTATTCGCCGCCGCACTCAATGTACCTTCGATAAATTCACGCATAGGACTGAGACTCTGCGACTGCATAGGATTGAGCCAGCTATGCAATGCACTGCTGACCGTAGAGGACGTTTTAGCAGCGTTCTGGAAGCACTCAGCATACAAATCCTCGCTCATTCGAGCGTGATAATTGCTACCAAATACCAGTGAACATTTATCAGGGTGATCATACTCAACACCAATGCCCATCAGCACAGGATTGTACCAGTTGCCGTCCTCAAACTCAATATGGACTTGACAACCTAAACCCTTTTGTTCGATGTTATTGATGTATGCTTCATGCTCTTTATCAAACATCAAGTTGACGCTATCCACACTAAACTCAAAGGCGGGCTGAGATACACGGTCCAACACCTCTAATGCACCGTCCAGCAGTTCAAAGGCCAGATTTTGTGTGTCCTCATAGGTCGCGTTGTCCAACGGCACAATGTATGTGTTCTCATACACGTCAGCCAAAGTGTAATCACCTAAAGCGGTTATTTCAGCGGCAGTCAAGTAGTTAGATAAAGCCAGCCCCGCAGATGCGGCCCGACGTTGCTCTTGATGGACGGCAATTTGCGCCTTGCTCTGTTCAATTAAACTATCACAATACTGGATGCACTTCTCACAGGCGTAAATATTCACCGTTGCCTGTGCCACATTACGGTCTGCTTCTGTTATCGTATCAGCATACGCTTGTATCTCGCTTGGTACAACACCCTCCCCACCGGCAGGCACAAACGTGGGAATAGGAGGGTAAGCATCGGCGGCAGTTACCATTGTCAACAAGTCGGTGCTGCTTTTGCCATCTATCCATGCCCGTATATTATCCACAGCAGTCTGCGAAACAGCTTGCATCGTATACGGCGTATTAACAGTACGAACCTGTTCACCAGCCGCTCGATACCGTTCCACTTCAGACTTATTCGCTTCATAACCGAGTATCTTTAGATTCTCATTTTTTATAGCGGTCAGTATATTGCCATAAGCGGAAGTACGCCCCATAGCCGCCGCAACATCATCCTGCCATTGCTTAACCTTGACCCACATAGCCGCAGGCATGACATCTTTAAAATAGTCATACTTGTAAATACTGGCAGTGCCAAGCGGATTAACAGTAGCGATACTAAAATCGTCTGCGCCATACACTTGCAGTTCCGTTACCACATCGTCTGCGGAATCAGATATTGAGATATGCTTTAAAAGTGAGGTGTATCGGAATACAATCCCCGAATCTTTAATCAAATCATCGGGCGCATAGACCTTTATCTGTAAGTTTTCCGTGTCAAAAACGAATACACACTCATAAGCGTCCATCGCTTCTTCCATGAGAAAGCCGTACATAGACGCATCAGGCATATCAAAGGTACGATACCGGCTATACAGCGCACTGCTCACATAGCCTATCGTCCAACGAGGGCAATTCGCCAGAAAATGTCCAAGCAAAGTCTCAGTGCTGGCGGCGTTGGCAGGATCATACAGACGATATGTGCCTGCACTTAGGTTCGCCGCTTTGCGCCCTAACGTATACTCGTAAGATTCGCAGTCCACCGACTTGCTCTTATGAATACCATCATTACTTTCATCAACATTGGTGATTACGAACCAACCGAAGCCGCTAATATGCACGAGATTATACTTGGTCAGCGCACCATAATAAAAGGTGGCATTGCCAGTATCATCTACTGAATACGCTTCAAACGACGCTTTAGAGGTAGATACCAAATTCAGGTCAAGTTTTAACCCGATAGGGTCTTTGATAATCCCCACTTTAGTGAAATCGGGGTGCGCCACGGTCAGGACGGGTATCTCATAGCGGTCAAACTTATCAAAGCTAAACAGCATACTTTTACCCTCCTATCCGTATAAAATTTTCGTATGTCAGTTTTAAGTTAGAGACCTTGCCGGTGCATTTTAACGTGTTTAAACCGTGTACCAACCGCAAAAAATGCGCGTTAAAATTGTTGATGCGAATTGTACCTAATGAGGACATAACCTCGCCAGTACGCCCATTAACCGTTATTGTTTCACCGTCAGCCAATTCCGTAAACTTAAACTCACGGGCCACACTATCGGTCGTGTTGATAATAGAAAACTCCGTGCCGCCGTCAAGTGTGAACTCAACAGTAGGGTAGAGATAATCATAGCTGGCAGAACGATTGTTGACTGTTATAGTACCACCGTCAGTAGGCGTGAAGGTGACTGTCTTAGCATCGCTCCATGCGCCACCGGCATCGCAGGTCATTGTCAGGTTAAATCCGTTTGTACCGGCTTTAATATAATAGTCATCAGGCTCATTAAATACACAATTAAAGTGCATACCAGCATATTCAGGAGCTTGAATCACCAACTTTTTAAAGCCTAATTGCCCACACAGCCATGCGTGTACGGCGTTTACCTCATAAGGTTGCAACGGCTTGAGCGCCACTACTTCAATATCATACTCCAACGGATCATCAGGAGAGACAGACAATAGAGTGTGGCGCTGAGAGCGTGTCGCCTTATCTATGGTAAGATTATTCTCTGAACCTCCGGCGTGTTTATAGTCGGCAGAATCAAAGAACGCAAACATGAGACCGTAACGCTGGGAGGGGATACCGTCATATATAAATTGCAGCCCTTCATAGGCCAAATAGAATCACCACCAGTCCAAAATAAATATGTTGTGCGTATGTTGCTTATTGATGAAAATGGAGTAGAACAAAATGAGCGTGAGGAGTCCGTTCATCACGGTCACTTCACAGACTGGCTCCTCACGCTTTGATTATCACACTTGCTTATTTGTTCGTTCATGGGTTTTCGTTTACAACCGCCCCGTCCGTGCAAGGCTATTGATGGGAACCCTAAAAATTTCCTCTTTAATCTGCTTTTTAAACGTCTCAGACCAACGCTCGATGGCCCGCACAGTGTCAGCATCAGTTGTGCCGTTGAAGTGATTGACAACACTAACGCTGGGTGAATGAGTAGTATTATTCGCTACGGTTTGCGCCAGCTTCGTTGCCTGCTTCAAAGCACCGTCGCCACCAAACAACCCACCTATGCCTTGACTCATTATAGTGAACAAACGCTCGGCATCAGACGATGAGAACGTCAGCCGCTTCGCCGCCTTGATTGCCTGATCCTCGGTAAGCACCACTTCGCCCTTGCGTAGACGTGCATCAACCTCATCAGGCTTCTTTTTGACCAGTTCCTTAAAAGCGGTCTCAGAGTTAAAGTCTTGACCAACTACGCCACCAGTATGGTATTTGCGCGGAAATGCCTTTAGGTAAGACTCGTTCAACAAGCCTGCATTGACAGCATTTTGAATAGCGGCATAAGTCTTAGAACCCACCTTGCCATCTACCTTTAGCCCAGCGCCCATGCTATCATTCAAGAACTGCTGAAGGCCCTTAACGGTCATTTTGCCGATAACACCATCTACACCATTCTTCTGTGCGCCATAAGAACCGATATTGTATCCAGTGTCTACCAACGCCTGTTGCATCTGCGATATGCCCGCACGAGAAGATACATCAATGCTGGCAAGCATGGCGTTGATTTGATTCACCATGTTCTCGGTCTCAGCCATCATCTGCTGGAACATGGCAGAGATATTATTTAATGTTGCATCTAAGGTACTTTGCAGATTGTCCAGTATGGCATTATGCTGTTTTTCCAATCGGCTTAACTGTTCGTCGAGCAGCTTATTCTGCGCCTTAATATAGCGCGAATATTCGTCCAGACTATCATCCAGCGCATCGCTTTGCACATCTGCCGAGCGGTCATACATTTTGTTGTCCAAATCAAGCAACTCGTCGTCGAGCTGTTCTTGCAATTCAAGCCGCTTGGCCTTAGCTTTGGCTGAATCATCCAAAGACAGAACTTCAATTTGTGCCTTCAGGTCGGCAATGCGCTTATTTGCCGCCGCTACTTCTTGGTCATAAGACCGTTCATCACCAGCACGATTAAGCTGTTTTTTCTGGAAGTTGACGCGATCCTGATAAGCGGACAACAAATCGTCATTGGCGTCTTTTAGCTTGTCAATACGTTCCTTTTCGGCATTATAAGCGTCCTCAGCAGCTTTCTTATCGGCCTCATAGCGGTCTCTGGCGGCATCTTCTGCCTGCTTTTTCCACCACTTATAATACTTTTCCTGAAGCGCCCACCACTGGTCTTGGTATTTCTTTTTATCACCGAGATATTTATTAAAAGCATCCAAACTGCGCTTATAATATTCTTGTTCGGTGATTTGCTCCATAGCAAGCAGATGATCAAGCTCGTTAATATACGCCTTATACGCTTCAAGTTTAGAGTCAGTAGTTTTCTTAGATGAACCAGATTTAGAGGAACCATAACGCTTACTGGTGGCAGCAATGCTCTTGAACCAATCATCATTGACTACACGTTTACGCTGTGCGGCGATATAAGCCTTGGCCCGTGGGTCAGCGTTGGGGTCGTCCATAATCGCTTGTTGCGAATCTGTTAATCCACCCCATTTGATTGCACCGATGCTTTCAAATGCGCTCAATATTGTAGCCGCTGTTGCCTGCGCCGCACCACTAAGCAACCCAAATTGTGTGATTAGTGCCTGCAATGCGGCTTGCAAACCAGATGCATCAGGCTTAACACCCAACGCCTTAATAGCTGCTGTGCCATACTTCTCGAACTTCTCTATATCACCAGACAAATAAGCAGATATAAAGTCAAGCGTATCTAAAAGTCCGTCAGCATCAACATCTAAATTAAGGCCGGTGAGCTGATTGATGGTAGCAATAGCTGCCGCCACTTCGTTCTTGGTGCTGCGCCAATCCTGCACCGTGCCTATCGCGGCCTTGAGGTTTTTAACAGTGTCGCTGGCATCGTCACCAGCACTACGCGCCGCTGCCCATATATCATTCAGTTGGCCTTGTTCGTCTTTCAGGTCTTCGGTTGACCCAGCAACTTCTTTTTGCAAATACCCCAAGTCTTCTAAGATTGGAGTAATGTCTTCAACGGTCTTACCGTATTGGGCCGCAATAGTAGCCAGCGCTTGATATGCACCAGAATTTTGACGGGCCAATAACTGCGTCTTAGTCAACCCACCAGCTAATGCCGCCAAATTGGCATTACTATCCAAAGCCTGTTTGAGCGTATCAGATAAAACGGTGGTATCAGCCTGAATACGATTGGCTAATTCTACTGCGTCGCTTGCCGCAGACACAACATCCAAGTAAGGCCGAGCCAAATCAACCTCACCCAAAGTCGTAAGTTGTGTAGCCCACGTATTTGACTGAAGGCCAACATCAGTCAGTGTTGTGCGTATGGATTCAAGGTCTGCTTGTTCTTGTTTGGTCAGTTTACCCGACTCTTTTTTGCTGGCCTCTATCTCGTGCAAACGAGCCAAAGCGATTTCAAGCGCCTCGTTCTGATCGGCAGTTACATATTGCCTCTGGCCTGAATCTGCCGCCAGTCCAGACACCGCATACCCCTTAGCATCGGCAGAGGGCGCAACTTTCCAAGCAAAAGCATATTGAGTCGCGCCCTGTGTGGTCGCAATTTCATCCTTGAGCGCTTGTACGGCGGCTTGCCTATCTAATTCGGCCTTAGTCTTTAAAAGCTCTATCTGGTCACGTATCTGTCCATTTTGCAGTTCCAGCTCTCGCTTCTCTGCTTCAAGCTGCTCAGTCCAATCGCCACCTGCTTTAAGCTTGTTGAGTTCTTCCAAACGGTCAGAAGTATCGCCTAACTTAGTGCGTTGTTCTTCTAATTTATCGTTTGCGCCCTGCCAGACGCCAATCGCTTCTTGTGTTTTCTGCTGAGCAAGTTCGATACGGCGTATGTACTGATCAATCCATTTGATGATAAGACCAATCGCCATCGAAATTGTCGCACTAAGCGCCATATTTAACGCCATATTGCCAACATTTAACAGCACATCTGAAAGTTTTAATCCCTTAGCAGTGACTTTCTCTACGCTGTCGCCTGTGCCATCCAACTGCACAGCATATTGCTGGAACGCGGCAGAGCCTTTAGTCAACTCTGCTGTGAGCTTTGTATGGGCGTCTGCTAACGTGTTGCCATCCGCTATGGACTGACTCAGAGCCTCATTATACTGATGTAAGAGAGATATATCCTTGTTGGTTAAGAAATTATGCTGGACGTGTTGCGCCAAGAAATTACCAGATGAACCGTTCTTGTTCAAGGATGCGGTCAACAACCCTTCCTGACCAAACAAACCCTTGCCGCGCTTACTTACTACAAGACTAATCGCAGCCAATACCGAGGGGACTGCACCCAACTCACTGTCAACCTTATCTAACCCTTGTATCAGTTTAGAAAGGAACTGCACACCGCCAACAATCAAGTCTGAGCTAAGTACAGTTTGAGACAGGGACTCCCATGAAGCCTTTAAGGTGTTAATCTTGGCTTCAACAGAATCCATGTAGTTGAGGTATTTACGTTCAGCAGTACCAGTAGCATTGGCTGCTGTTTCAGTGAATTGACGAACCTTGTCATAGTTCGCCATCAAAATGTTCAACTGCTCCTGACGACGGGTTTGACCCAATGCAACAGCGACCGCACGTTGCTGGGTCTCATTCAAGCTACCCCACTTCGCAGCTACATCATCCAGAACGTCTTGGTAATCTCGCCAATCTGTTGCATTGGTACGCAACTTCACGCCGATATTATTTAAGACGGTTTCGACGTCACTGAGACTTTCGCCGGTTTCTGGATCAATTAACCGTCCCGCTTTTATATTACCAAGTCGCGCCAGCATGGACTTGACGGCTGTACCGACACTTTCTCCGCTCTGCTGGGATACATCCATCAAGGTTGCAACAATACCAATCAGCCTATCCATAGATATGCCGGTTTGGTCAGCCAGAGTCGCAGTTTGTGACATAGCAGTTGCCAGCCCACCAGCAGAAGCAGCGGCTTCCATATCAACCGCCACTAATTTACTAACAACATCAGTAGCGCTACTGGCTTGTAACTGATAACCCTTGAGTGAACTGGTAAGTGCCTTAGTTGCGTCATCAGAATTCATCTGACCCAATTTGGACAACATCATACTGGACTTAATCAGTTCTGATGTTTCCTGCATGGAATAACCCTGACGCAACCAACCATCAGCCGCTTCAGCGACCTCCAATGTGGTAGCACCAATCGCCTGCGCCAGTTGCCCGTAATCTTCCATCAAACCACGGACTTGTGTGCGGTTCAGACCTGACGCTATCTGAAGGTCGGTCATTGCTTTGTCTAATTCGACAACATTGGTAACTACTTGATGAATAGCATTAGCGGCAACAGACGTAATCTGTGCTACGGCAAAACCGTATAGCGTGTCGCCAAACATATCGCGCAACTTTTTGTTGAGTGAAGTGACTTCTACGCCAGCCGCTTGGCTACGCCGTTTAAGGTCATCTAAAGCAAGAGCAGCTTGATTACTGTTTTGCCACTGGTCTGCATCGCCAATTTTTTGAATAAGCGCCCGCCACTCTTTAGTGAGCTGTGAATTACGTTGTATACCCGTAGCGTATTGGTCAAAATACGCTTGTGCCTGAGATTTTAACCTCTGAAACTGGATACCCGAATTAAGCGAACTGTTTAACTCACGAGCGGCAGTTTGCAGGTTCCTTAATGAAGCTCCAAACCCCTGATATGCTGTTTGTAAATTGGTGATTGCCGCCTGCTTATCTGCGGCGTTATTGCTGCTTATAGCTACTTCTAATTGGGCATAAGCAGCTCGTAATGTAGCTAAAGCATTAGTAGCGTCCGTAACATCGGCAGACGACAAACCTAAACGCTGAATAATGGTTTTTTGGTTGTTAAAGTATCCTTCGCCAAAAGTAGCTTGTAACTGGGTAAGTTTGTTCTGCAACTTATCCAAATCGGCCAGTTCTTTATCTGCCTTCTTCTGCGTTGCCGTAGCATCCTTTTGTTCAACCTTGACATTTTTGAGAGCGATTTCATACTGCTGTGCAGCATCAATCAATAACTGCCACTGTGCTTGCGAAACTTTAGCACCGGAACTTTGTACGGTCTGTATGTCGGTAATCTGTTGTTTAACCGCCTGATAACTTTGCACCAATTTGGTCGTATCCACCGTATAATTGGCAATATCCGGCGCAGATATATCACTGTATTTAGCGTAAACAGATTGCCCGGTTTTTGCTGTGGCCGCAGACGCTTTAGCCGCCATTTCTGAGTGCATTTTCTGCACCGCATCAGCCGCTTTAGCCGCCGCCTCCGACACTTCCCAGCATCCCTTCTTAAAGGATGCCAGCGCTGTCTCCACAGCAGCACCGTTCATGCCCGCGCCTTGCAATAAGCTACGTAAAGCATCAGTCGCCGCTTGAATATCAGTAGGGTTCAGCAACGGGGTTAAATCTCGGAACTCAACGTTCTTACCACCATTCAATTTGGCATACGTGTTAATTAGTTCTTTAAGAGAAACAACACCATCTTTAATCTGCTTATTGTATGCCTGAATTTGGTTAGAGGTATTCTCAGTACCGGCCTTAACTATCTTGTTCCGCGCCGTATTAATTTCTTGCAGAGAGAGCTTAATCGCTTGCAACGCATTGGCGGTTGCGTTAATTTGTTTGGTAGTTGTACCTGACGCAGCACCACTAAGGTCGAAATTACTAAATTTGACCTTGATTGCATTTTTGTCGAAATAATCTTGTACCTGTTTGCGTAACTCAGAAATAGTAGCCCCACTCGGCACTAATTGAGTAAATACTTGAAAGTCATAATTGCTCATTCTTGCTCACCCCCTCGTTCACGCACTCCGTAAGCGGGGTTAATTTGTACAGTGCATCCCGGCACAGCCTTCTCCATCAAGTCAGCTACCTTTTGCACAAAATGCGATCCTGCACGAGTGGAAACGGCGCGAACACGCATACCACGCCACTCTCCATACGGCGCGTTTGCATCGTCATACTCCCATCCATTGTTGAACAAATACAGCAAATCAGCCTGACCGCTCGAATAATACGGATTTTTAGGGTCTGGTAAAAAGCTATCACGCATAGTAGTATCGTGGTCATAATCGACTGTAAACATAGCAGTAGTACCATCTATCTTGACCGCACTTGCCTCCGCTGTAATACTACCGGTTGTCGGTATGGCGTTATTAGCTGCCAATTCTGCCATATTCGCAAAACGCTCTGCTGTCCGTTGTAGGGCCTGCGGTGCAACACCACGGCCCATCAGTTTCTTAGGGTTCTTCTTGAGGTATTCCGCTAACCTCTCCTCTAACGGTTTCATTGTCACCACCGTTCCTATCTCTAAATTCCAGTATCTTCGGTACTAACTTATCTTCTTGGTTCAATTCTTTGAGGTCTTGCACAGCTTGCAGCACAGACTCCACATTTACGCCAGTCACCTGTTTATCCATCCACTGATTTGCCTTATCTAAGAGAGCTTCCATCAGCAAGTCCACAGCATTCCTATGCTGTATATCCAGTAAATGCTTAATCTGTTCCTCGGTTGAGTCAAACAGACTACGTATAGAATCCCGCACATCTTCACTACACGCTTGCCACAGCTTGTTATAGAAATCCGTGTACATCAGCCAATTCCAATGCCGGAAAATATGGTCTCCATCTATCTTGACGTTAGTGACAATGGCATTAACCACCGACAACCGTTGAGCAAAAATACACAGTTCGGGATAATACCTGTCTGCTCCTACAACTATGGCGGTGATTTCATCCCCTATTCGCATACACTGCTCAGGTGAAAGCACAGGGTTGACCTCAATCGTCTCGCCCTCATACTCAAAAGTAAAAGGTTGCGGCACTTTCGCCGCAACCCATTCATCTTGTTTCTTGAAGTTAATATTTTTTGACATTTTTAATCCTTTCATTCTTTCCCATGTTTGCTTTTATAACTTTTCGGTCAGTTCTGCAATGCGAGAACGCCAAATATTTGGCAAGTCCACATATCCAAATAGCGGGTCGCCCTTAAAGGCTTGAATACACCGCTTCATGCCGTTGTTGCTCCCGGTAAACAGATGGCTATCAGTCTGTGAAACAAAGTCGCCGTCCACAAACACCTTTGCGCCAGACGATACACGACTGAGTATGATTTTAGCCATATCAACCGTGACATTCTCAAACTCAGTCAAGAACAATATTTCATTATCCTTAATCTCACTACCACGACACGCCGCCAAATCCAGCAACCGAATCTTGCCTTGCTGAATCAGCATTTCTACCTGCATCCGATCACCAAACTTAGAGGTCAAGATATTGCCTAATGCACCCGATAACAGCTTATCATTGACAGTACCGGGCAAATAACCTAATGCCTGCACACCGCGCACCGCCACAGGGTTACTCGCTATAACCACACGGTCATATTTATAAGTGTCTACAAGATGCATAGCGGCAGTCAGAGCCAATAAAGTCTTACCAGAACCCGTCTTACCAGATATAAATGTGACAGTGTTGTTCATCAGACTGTCAATGGCGCACCGCTGGAACTCATCTTTGGGTTTAATCTTATCTCCCATAGATACCGAACGTAGTTGTTTATTATACACCGGCACAAATTCTTCGCCCGTCCAACGGAAACACTCACGCACTTCCATGTCTATATCCGCATAACAGATCAAATATTCATTTGTCAAACATCCAAAGCGATTATCATCCAGTTGGTTCAAGAACGTCGCATATTCCGATTCAGCCATCACAAATTGTTTATAACCTGTGTAGACCTCATCATCCGCAACGAGCTCAAAGCTCTGCATATTCAACCCAAACACCTGTGTGCCTATTAAGCGCATACACAAGTCTTGGCTATATACAATCTCACATGATGTTAAACACGCACTGGCTAATATCAGATTGTCGTTGGACAACGGCATAAAGTGTTTGTCCACTTCGGCCCGCACAGCCGTATCATCCACAACAACTGTATATTCGTCTTTACGTTCGTCAAGTAGCCGCACCAATTTACGCGCCTGATATTTTAGTTCGCCAGACTTGCTATCACTGGTTTTGATATGTTCCAGTTCTGCCGCCGTCACACTGGATATGAAGAAATGCTCATTAAATGCCTGCTCCTGAGCAATGAGCAAAGCAGAAGTATCATAAAAAGCACCCATACTACATTACCTTGGACAAATCATCCAGTATCTCATCTACAACACCTTTTTCAATCTGCTCTGCGGCATTTAAATACCAGTCTTTTGCTTTTTTCTTAGAAAATTCTTTCTTATCAATGCGAGTGCGGTTCAGCACAAATTCCTGCATAACCTCTACACTCTTTTTATAGGTGTTCATATATGCCTCAGTCTGCTCATACGTGCCGGACAAGCCCGACAAACTACCTGTATGTATAAGCGCCTGCGAACGAAGCAGACAATACCTCTTATGCCCCGCCAGCAGAATCAACAGACCAGCCGACATAGAAATACCAGCATTGATGGTTATAATGGGCGTTTGACTGAGCGCACAAATATCCAAGAAGCTGAAAGTGCTATCCAAGTCTCCACCATAAGAAAATACCCAAATCACAATCGGCTTGCGTTGCTCAACAGGCACGCCATTGTCCTGTCGATTGATGGCTATAATATTCCGCGCCAACTCTAACAAGGTCTCGTCTATGTCATAATCTATCCAGAAACACCGATGATTGATAGCATTGTCATAATACGTTACCAATGCAGGGTCGGGGAGCTGCAAATTTTCCAGAGGGGAGGGGAGTGCTACTTTGACTTCGTTATCTGCCATAAATGAAGGAAAACTCCTTTACTTTGTATTTGCGAGTTGGGAATACATTGCCACACCAATACAAATGGCTTCACATTCATCCTCGGTAGCGACAATACCAAACCGTTCTCGCACATAATTGACGCTTTGTTCTTTTAGCTGTTCTCGTTTGACCTTTGGCCCTTGTGCATAACCCAACACACAGCGCCACTCCACCGGCATAGGACTTACTATCGGTATGCAATGGCAATATGCCCAGCCAATGAGCATACCGCGTAAACCACTCAGCATAATCATAGTTTTATCGTTGGCCTGTTTTTGTACGCCCTCCACAGCAATGTAATCGGGTTTATATTGCTCAAATAGGGCTACAATAGACAAAAACATTTCTTTAGTGCGATGGTCAGGGTCTTTATCCTTAGAAAGATCAATCGCCTCATAATGTATTGGCACACCATCATCCAACACAGCAACACCAGACACATTAGAAGCCTGATCGGTAGCTATCAATCGCATGAAGCACCACCTGCTATATGCGGCACAGATAGCTCATGGTTTTTCCATTTACGAAAAAGCTCTTTGGTGTCAGCCTTACGGAACACATAAATAAGTTTGTTATCATACCCCAGAAATACATCATACAAATGCAAAGCGGGGTCATTTACCAGATACGCTACAACCTGATTTCTATTAACCAAGAACACCATGTCAGCGTCATCGTATGGTATGCCGCCACAGGCAGGCATCGTCAACATTTTGTTTCATCCTTTCATGCGAGTAAAAAATAGGGAAGCACAGTGAATGTACTTCCCTATAAGAAAAAACATACATTCAAAGCGCCACACCATTGCCCTTCTTCCATTACCACGTCATTACAGTGATAATCGAAAAAGAGCAATGGCGGTCAATCCATTGCTCTAATATCTTAACGCCTACGCTTTTTCTCCTTGCGGCTGACAGCTTGCGGTGTTAATTTGTCATTAGTTTGTTTTAATAGCGGTGCAACACACTTGTCCAACCCAATAACCGCAGTCGCAGTCGCAGGGTCTATGCCAAGAGCGTCAAACATTTGCCGCGCCTCATCCACGGTAATATTACCAGCATGTAAGTCCAGCGCAATAATCTTCGCCTGATAATGCTCAGAGCAACAAGCAGAAGCACGCCAAGAACCCAATTTCACCGAATCGACGCAAGCGTCATAAGCAGTGCCGCACCACTGACATTCCAGCTTCGGCATTACGCTACATCGGGGATGACGAAGGTAAGCAGGTTCTTCTCCTCAGCGCAATAAGCAGGCATCGCCTTAATAGTGAAGGGGTGCTTGCCATCGGTGGTCAGAGAGACATCTACGTTACCATCTACCTGAGCGTTATCGCATACAGCATAACCATAATACATGATTTCCTTATTGCAGATGTCACGGAACAGGCACTCTATCATCAGACGGCCAGACTTAGCAGAGACCTCGGCATTGTCAACAACGCGAGAAGCCTTATTAGTCTCATTGGCCTCGTACTCATAGGCGATAAGGAACATATCGCCATCCTGAGAGCCAGTAGGAGGGGTGAAGGTGGTCTTATTGCCAGTAGTAGCCATGCTGAACTTATCCGCAGTAGCAGTATCAGCAACGTACTCATACTTCTTAGCGATAGAACCGTCCTTATTTAGCTTATAAGCATACTTGGCTATACCAGTACCCAGACTGCCGGTGGCTATCTCATGCTTCAGCTCATGCGTTGCCGCATCAGCCTTGTAGGTATAAGTCTCAAAACAAGGCACAGCGAACTTAACGGTGGCAGAAGAATCCTCAACACCGCTACCCCACTGAGCGCCAAGCAGAGCCATATCAAAGAAGGACGCATTACCGGCAATCTCCATGTTCTTAGCCTTTTCGATGGTCATAATAACATTCTGCATAGCGTCCAGAACTTCATTGTTATCGACGGTGGCGTTCATGCTTACATCTTCAATCTGGGTCAGATTGAACAGAACGGCATCATCTGCACCGTCAAAGAAAAGCACTCGACGGATTTTATCAATAACGAAACTTGACTTGTTCATTATATTCTCCTTTTATTTATGTTTTAGGAAACTCACCCAGCCAGTTCAGATACTTTTTGTCTATTTTTGTGCTGTCCATAAACGGGTTACTGTACATACCAGATAATAGCGATTGAGCAGAATTGATAAGTTGAATACGCTGTACGGCATCATAAAACTGGTAAATGGTGAGTTGCTGAACTGTTTGATGGTCGTATTTAAAACCTGCGCTGTTTACCATGGCAGAGATTAACGACACAAATGGAGACCGATACGGCTTACGTGCTGCGGCCTCACGGTCTTCTCTGTCCCAATCAATAAGCACCTGTTTGGTGCGCTCATTGCCTGGTTTTTCTCTCTGCTTTTGCATCATGTGAGAAGTTGCCAAAAACTCAAAAATCATACGGTGAATATTCCAATCAATCACCGTACCGTCTGGCCCGACTAAGCACATCTCGCCAACAGCATTAGTGTCAGGAGTTAAAGCAGACAGGTTCAAATCTCCAAATAGAATAGAAGTTTTATCGGGAGTTAGAAAACGGTAAAAGGCGACAAAGACTTCAAAATCTGTCACTTTGGTATAGTCAACGCCCATATCCCAAAGCACTGATTTCATATCGGACGGATACGCAGTCAACAAAGATACCATAGATAAGTAGTCGCGTTCACCATAATCAATAATCTCACGCAATGTGGGCTGGCGTATCGTAATATGCTCATTCAGCACATACGGGTCGCCCATAAACATCTTAATCGTATCTAAAGGCATTAAGGGTTTCTCCCAGATTGTTGTAATTCCCCACACGATACCGCAGAATACGCAACCTATAACCATCCATTGGCTCTTTGCAAGCCCCCGGAATACGCCTAACTTCACCTATGCCCAATGACAGATTATTGTTTATCAGCCTATCTATGGCCGCCGCAATAGCGTCACGCCGCACGCCGCCGTCCATTACCATCAACACAGTCGGCACAAAAATCAAAATATCAACCTCATACCTCGCCACCGCGTTATTGATAATTTTATCGTCATATACTTCAATACCCACATGGCACTCAGCTTGCTCGGTTGACCCCGGCATAAAATCATACGGGTGTATCTGGTTAGTCAACTTAGAAGTCTGAATCAAATCAGCGGCAGGCAACGGTTTACCGGTCGTGTTAGAGATTAAGTCTACACACTCACGGTCATGGACTATGAGATTGATAATCTTTTTTTTAATATCGGTATACTCAGAGAGGTTCGGCATTAAATCCATCCACCTCCCGGCTTATCAAGATCAGCGTCGGGTGCAATATAATCACATATCATCAAATCCACATTGTCGGCAGATGAATCAAGGTCTTCAATTAACTTGAGGTCAATGTATCGACCCTCACCGAACGCACCGTTCACACTGTCATTAGCAGTCACCTTATAGCAGCGCAAATGCTTTGAGCCATCAGGATAATACAATATCTCAGTAGCCAGCCGCTTATCACGCTGTAAACAACGGGTCTCCTCGTTATAGGGAAGATACGCCTTAAACTGCTGTGCGCCCACGTCGCCGTATTTACCACCGTGCAACGTAGTAGAGTAAACACCAGAGTCAAATACGCACCATGCACTATGAATCGTGCTGTCATTCAACTGAAACTGCAAATTCAGATTACATTGCTTAATAAAGCCTTTCAGCGTCACATCATCGGTGTTACTCAACTTGGTACAAAGCCATTCATAACCATTGAGTGTCAGTATATCGCCTATTTTAATATCGGCATCATACGGAGCATTGAACCATTTTTCCTCCGGCGCATCAGACGCTTTGACCAGCATACCAATCTGCACGCCACGCACAGTGGCAATCATCCACGCCGGATTAAGCGGAGCGTCTAACATAAAATCTGCTCTTGCTTCTGCCACAGCCGCATCACGGTCAGTGTGGTGTTCGCCGTAATACCTTCTGTGCAAACCCCAATTAGTATTAGGCATCATCATCACCGCCATATTTGCATTTGATGTTGTCCAGCAAATGCAACATTTTAAAGGTCTCGCGTCGAATCAGCCGCACATCATCTTCACAGTCAATACCATTAACCGTATTAAGAATAGTGATATAGTCAGCGTCATCGCATAAACAGGGGAAGGTGCAACCTGCGCCTTCTAACTCTAACGACAAAGTGCATAGATAGCACTCCAAATAAACTTCCTCACCAGCGAGTTGATGCTCTCGCATTGGCAATATTTTGTATAAGCGTCCCGTCAACGCATTGAGAAATACAGTAAGAGACATAAACACCTCCTATATATGCAGAGAGGAGATGTCCCCGTTATTATACGTATAGTCCATCATGCGATTGCGAAACTTACGATTAAGCGCGTTCATAATGTCGTGCATAGACGCAAGCAAATTGCCGCGACTATGATAGGTATAATCCTTAGACGACATACGATCTCGCAAATTGTCCTGATAACGAACACGGTGCTCAGTCCAGCCAACAGCCATACCCAAGGCGAGTATATCCACCTCAATATCAGTCAGGTCGGCCTTGAATTCACCGTATTCCTCATCACGGTCAAGCAAATCATGCTTGCAGTATGGAGCAAAATTCGCTACTGCCTGCATCATATAGCCGTGCAACACAGCCTCGGCTTCTGCTTCGATCAGGCAGAAAAGGTCGGTGTCACGGAAATAGAATAAGGCAGCATTATACACAGTTGAGTATGATGTTGCCATCGCCTGTCACCTACATCTCAAAATTGACACCAAGAGTCTTTTCCAGCGCACGAATAACCTTAATAGAATCCAGCTTGCCATCATTGATAAGCTCCTGCGCCCTACGAGCAAGCTGCACCTTTTGCGTTACAGGCAACTTAGAAGTTACGGCACTAATTTCAGCAGTAGACTTTTTGAGCAGAGAGTCAAAGTTATCAATGCTGACCTCAGCCTGATAGAACTTGCCTGCATCAAGAAAATCCAGCACCTCTTGTTTGTGCGCATATTCGCTGTCAATTTCCCACCATCCATCTATAAAGAAAGACGGTTGAGTATTACGGGCGTTTTCTAACACCTCTAACGCAATTTCATGGCGCTGACCAAACTCCGTCCACACCCACTTACGATGCGTAAGGGAGTCTACATATATTAACGTGCCATATATAGCACTACGCACAGGTACACGCTCAGTCAAATGATCACTGGCACGCCACACCTGCTGGGCAGGAGGCTCAACTATGGCTGAATTTGTATCCTCGACTTGTACCGTCCTTGTATCCTGCACCGGAACAACCGGCTCAGACTTCGGTTTAGTCTGCTTGGGCGCTTTCGGGGCCGTGCTCTTGGTTGTGCTGGCTTTATTAGCCATTAACAATCTCTCCTTTCATTCCACAAAGGGCTACCCCACAAAGGAGTAGCCCGCATTATTACAATATTAAGACAGGGTGTTACGACCTATGACACCCTCAGCGGCAACATAGCCCACGCCATACTTCTGACCATATACATAGTCTTGAGTAAGGTCCTGATTATCAAAGAAAGAGCCAAGGTTGATAAGGGGATTGCCCTCAATAACGAGCTTCACAGGCTTAACAGGACCAGCCAGAACGGTCAGCACCTTATCATTGAACAGGAAGTCGTCAGTACCGATTTTATGCCTCTGAGGAACCTTGATAGCATTAGTGCCACGGAACTTGCCGTAGTAACCTATGTTATACATATCCTCCTTAGCAGAATCAGCGGCAACGCCAGAGGTCATCTTGGACAGACCAAGCATAGTGCCATAAATGGCGGCAGTCTGACCAGACTTAGCCTCAACGTGCTGAATCAGCTTGAGCATAGCTTCCTCATCCCAAGAACCGGTGATGTCGTAAACAGTACCACCGATCTGCTCCTGAGTAAGACCCTGCCAAATAACAGCTATCTGCTGCCAGATGTCCTCTTGGAAAGAAGTGCTGACATCAGAGATAATCTCAGACATATTGGCAATGTTAGCCAGCAGGCGCTCCATCTCCTCATATACCTTAACAGCGTGCCAACGAGTAGGAATGGTCACTTCCTCAGTGCCGGTTATACGCTGACGACGGAGAGCCTGATTGCCGCCAGAAACCTCGGATACAGTGTACCAGTTAGCGTCCTTAATGCGGAATATGGGCTTATCACCAGCATTAACTACACGGGTCTCGACCAGCTTGCTCAGGAAGGGATCACCCTTTACGCCCTCAACAACAGTCTTCTTGATGATGGTCTCAATAAGAGCGAACAGAGCAGAGCACTTACCGTCACGCAGGTCACGAGGGTCGAGATAAGTCTTGCCATTATTGGCATCTACAAGAGCATCGTAAACCAGCTTATTGCCGTCCTCAGTGGAATAACCCTGAAGGGAACGACCATTGGTGATGTCGGCAGCAACCTGAGCGACATCGTTAATTTTGGTTATATCGAAAGCCATTATGTTATCCTCCTATCGTTTGATTAGCAAGTTTCGATGGCGTAATAGGTCTTACCCTTCTTGGTGAACACCTCTATAATCTCGCCAATCTTAGTGGAACCTTGAGTGTTGGTAGCCGCAGCAAGCAGCTTAGTGCTGGCCTGAAGTTCTACAACCGCACCCACTATACGAGCAGCGCCGCCATCCAGAACCTCGCCGGTCACAGCAAAAATCTGATGGGGCTTCTCAAGCAGATAGCCACGAGAGACCGCATTAGCCTCGTTCTCAAAGTTGCCAAGGTCGTTCTGAAGATGCTCATCATAAATAACTTCGGGGGAAGCTATCAGTGCGATAGCAGCCTTGGCAGCATCCTTCTTGGGGGCAGTAGCCTTGCGGACTTCACGAGAGTTGGCCTCCAATGCGCCCACCTCTACTACACTACCGTTATCTATGGCAGTGGGGGTGCTGCCCACCATATAGCGAACAGACACCAGATCAGCACCATTAAAAGTGCCAGACAGCTTTTCAGTTATGCAAATGCCGTGCATTATGTTTTCCTCCTGATTTAGTTTTTCTTAGTAATGCCATAAGCCTCGAAAACGCCGTTATAAGGAGCGTTCTTCGGCTCGTCTACGATATGTTTGACAGAAATTTTGGGAGCAGTTTCCTCATCGCCCTGCGCCGCAGGCACATGGGCCATGCCACGTATGACATAACACTCACGCTTCAGTTCCTCTATGGAGAACTTGATATTGTCCTGTTTTAATGCCATAAACTGCTCGTTCTCAACCAGATCGGGGAACTCGGCAAACACCTGCTCGGTCTCGATGCCACGCTTATAAGCACGCAGCTCCTCAACCTCGGTGAATACATTGCGAGACTCCTCTAACTTGGCGGCCTCCTCCACAGTCAGCCACTTAACTATCATCCGCTCAAAATCGGAAGTCAGTTCAGCAGACTGCGTGGCCTCATCAAACTTATAGGCGAAACGTCCGTTAGTGCGCTCATGCTTGTCTATCGTCCAGAAATGCTTTTCGACATACGCATACTGGTCATCGAAGTCAAGCAGATAGCAATACATTTCGGAGGTCTCATCGCAGTGGCAAGGCATAATTTGTCGTAAACTCTCACGCCTCTGCTCATAAGACGCAGAGAACGTAGCGATCTCAGCCATTTCTTCAGCGGGAGTGACCTCACCCACATCCTTAGTCTGAGTTTTCATAGTCTCCATTTCCTCTGCCGGTATTTCCTGCTTTTCTATTTCCTTAACAGGAACAGTATTCTTAGTCTTGGGCAACTCAGTGTCACCTTCCTTTCGGGGGTTATTACAAAGCTCCTTGCTTAACGCAAAGAGCAATTTCGCCAGTTTTTCATCATTTTCCTCAACGGAGAACTTTGTAGTAGCTTCTGCACCTTCCATGGCGGGAGTTTTATTTGCGCCCAGCAAAGTCACCCCTGCAAACTGGAAAGCGGTTATATAGAACAAATTATCTTGTTCACTATACTCATAAGCATCTATGGCAATTTCCATAGACACATCTGCTGTTTCACGCTGCGCAATAATATCCCCGGCCAGATTGCTGTATCCACGCCACACATAAGCATTAGCATACAAATAATGGCGGTCTCCTTCCTCGACAATAACCGATTCCAGATTGTCAGCGGGAAATACACCTACCGGTGCTTCCAGATATTCGATACGATATTCACCCTCATTCATAGGGTCGGGGATTATTTTCATATCGTGACCGGCGAAGTCATAAGTGCCATCTTCCTGCTTAACCACATGAGCTAAGATGGGAGAGTTGGCAAGCGTAGGCAACGCCGCTTTGAGCGTATCCACATCAATCACACTGCCATTAAGATTCTGACCAGTATGGCAAATCTTCACGCGGAGCTTTATAAACTTGTCAGACACATAAGAATCGTCAACACTATAAGTCGCCCTGCAAGTAAATAGCTTGTTATCCATCCATCTCACCTCCTTTCATGGGCTTAATGCCCCTTAAAAGGGGAGTATATTTGTGAACACGACCTGTTGGCCTGCGAACACCTTAGTTACTTCGGGCTTATTCTCAAAGTAATAAGCCATACCCATAGGAGAGGGGACAGAAGAAAGCAACTTATAACCGTCTTTTAACAGTTGTTCTTTTGCGTTTTCATCAAACACTAATATAAACTTGTCCATTACTGCACCTACTTCTTCTCACGACTACGTGCGCCCTCGTCAGTCAAGTCGCCGCCCTCAGCTTGCGGCCTGCCTCCCTCAGACTTTGAAATGGTGTTACCGCTCTGAAGCGGCACAAACCTATTGGATAGGTCAAGCACCTTGGCTTCGATATGGTTCAACCCAAGCGCATATAATGGCTCCAATCCCATCGTGGCCAGCAAGGGCGTAACAGGTAAGCCATACTGGATACCGCTACTCAACGACTTTTGATATGCTTCACGGGTGTAACGACCACAAGGCAAAAACACTATACGAAAACTCTTAGCAAACGCTTGTTTTTGTAAAATGCGGTTAATAGCTACGCCAATCTGTTGCACCAAACTCCATGTCATCGACTCGTCTGCCATACCGCTGATTTCCAGCGCACGAGAAGATGTGGACGACCCAGAAAAGATAAGACTGCTAACGCCAGCCGATGCCCAAATAGAGTCTTGGCACTCTGCTACCTTATCGCTCTCGGCAGTACCGCTACGCTCAAAGTCGATAGGGGTAATCTTCATAGGACTCAATGTTGCGCCTATTTGCGGCGGTAACACAGCTTCCAAATTGTAGAAAAAGTCTTTAGCCTTCTCAAAGTCCAGATTCCATTCGCCCTGACTATTCAAGCCAAGTTCCATCACCAATAGCTTATAGTTCTGCAATTCCTGAGCCGTCAGTTTCAAATCGCGATAATCTTCCAGTGAATATATCTCACGCAAAATACCGCCCAACGGAGGCAAGCAATATAACAAATCCTGATGATATTTAATAGCGAACGAATAAGGAGCATCCAGTTCTATCCAACGCTGGGTAGTGTCTTTTTGATATTGTTGATACTTGGTCTGGAACTCGGCAGGGTAGAACTCCAACTCATCATTGTATTGATCAAAGTACGAAAAATTAAATGCGATATTTAAGCAGTTCTGACTTTGTGACACTATTTTGCAATACTGTGGATTAAGAATCTGGAACGACATTCCCGTTTTAGTAATCCATGTCGTACAATAACAAGCGTCCTCACGGAAGCACACGGTTAAGATTTTTTGGCACTGCGTCTTTAGGTCGGACCCAGCCAGAAACACAGCAGTCTTCTGGTACTTCTCTAAAGTCTCCTGCTCATCGTCAGACTCATCGAAAGCTGTTTGACTAATAATATAAGCACAATCCACCAATTCGCTGAAATACCGAATAAGGCGTACAAAATGCGAACTGAGGTTATACAACATGACAACCGCATTACGCAGTTGCTCCTCATTGGCTTCAGGGTTTTGTAGGTAGGATGCTATTTGGTCTTTGGTGTACTTAGAGAAAACAGTAGAACGTGTACTGTTATTGAGGTCTTTATATATAATCTTGGCGACTTGAGCAAACCACGCTTGCTGTCGCTCGGTTCTTAGCCCTGCTACATCGAAGGTTTTACTCGCTTCAGCAGCAAGAGACATGGGAGGCGTAGCAGCCTCTACGTGTTCAAGCGTTGCCGCCTTCTCTTTATTGGCCACCTCAACACCTCCTTATTTAATTTTAGGCGCACGAAAAACAAAGAAGTCGATAGGCATTGACTTCTTCACGGTGAGCGCCGATGCAAATTCACTTATATAATAGAGAACATAGACTAATGCAGAGAATCTATCCTTATCAAGCTGCCGCACCACCTTTTCGACTGATAGTGCGCCACTTGCCTGATATTTGAGCTTGAGATTAGCAACCTCATCAAACAATAGGTCAGTTTGCACATACGGTGTAATGTCAAAGTCGTTGTTAGTTTGCCACTCATTATAGAGTTCGGCTTCCTCACGCTTACATAGCAACCGCAATGTTCCACTATCTACCATATTGATAAAGTCGGTAATAATACGAGATTGCACACCTTGGGCTTTAATATCGTATAAACACTTAGGAGCATTGCGATCTTCTGATTGGTTAGTGGTGTTAATGGTATCCCACGCCTCGTATGTCTCTTGCGTAATGGGGTCTACATTATTTTCCAGCAATTTATCTATCAAACCAGAACCCAGACCGTTACCATCGCAAATCACCATCTTGGGGTGGTATTTCGCCGCTGTGCGCTTAATAACTGCCGCTTGCGCGGAAAAATTTAATATGTTCGGCACGCTCATTACATTAACAATGTCAACGTGTTTGACACGGTTAGTGCCGTGGTCTCGGTCAACCTTAGCCACCACAATAGAAGATTGGTTGTTGTTAGTCTTTTGTGAACGCGCCACGTCAACACCCATATAGTATTCATCGGTGTTACTTTCGGCTTGCATAATAGCCTTATCCAGTTTGCGGCACGCCATAAAATGATTGATGTCAATAAGGGCGTTGTCCGAGCTACCCGTCCATGTGCCGCCATAGTTTTGTGCAAAAGCCGTTGGTGACATATTGCGTCGCTTTTCGAGTATTTGCGTTTTAGACGAGCCTCGACCAAACCAACAGGGCAACATCCAGTCCGCACCAATAACCATCGACCCCTTTAGATCAATCATGTCACGGCACATAGTAACAGAGTGCCGCCACTCATCTGACGAACGCCAACCGGGAGTAGAGAGGAAGTTAATTTGCTGGTTCAGTTCACATGGGTCAACAATACCCAATTTACCCATCGTATAACGAGGAGCCTCAACGATGGGTTCAATAGCGTCTTGAAAGGTGAAATTATCTACTAACACCGCTTCTTCAACATTGATACGCTTACGTCGTTGCCCCTTAGATGTTTGGGAATTGGCTAAAGCATCTATACGAGAATCATTCTTAAAGACAATAATTGCTTCATTACGTGTAAAAGTTGTTTTAGCAATCTCATTAGACAATAAAGGATAAGCGCGTATTAGTTCGGAATATTTGTCCTTCATAATTTTGCAGGCATTTTCTTTCGTCTGTGCAGTAACAGCGAGAGTAATGCCGGGATACCAAATAGCGAGGACATATTGCACAGCCTGTGCGCTAAAACTCTTAGCTGCGCCTCTCGGCAAACAGCCGTATGTGCTAAAAAACCTTGCCAATGAACGCATTAGCACACGTTCATCCATATCGAGTTTAAAGCCGTTATTAGGACCTTTACATAAGTCAAGAAACTTATCAGGATACCAACGACAATAACTGGCAAAATTCACATAGTTCTCTAAAGAGTCACCGAATTTGGACTGAATTTGCGAATAATCAATCGCCACCCAGCACCACCTCACTCGACTCGTTATCTGCCATTGAATCTTTTGGCACAATAATAAACCGCTCTATTTGCGGACGATTGACCTCAGTAGGGTCATCAGCAAAAATACCTGTTGGATCACCGTATTGTTCGATATATGCTCTTTTACGTTCATCGTAAAAGCGGTATACATCCTCATAAGAGCACTCCGGCTTGTCTTCAAGCCGACGCAGATAGTTCACAAAACACCAAATCAAAAAATCGGTAGCGTCATTCGGTTTATACCGAAACTGCGGCATAATGGGTATGACATCAACCGCCTGCTCGATAGCCTGAGCTAATTCCGAAAAACTGTTAATGCCACCCTCAAGGTCAGCCTTGCTCATCTGTTTTGGGTTAATCTTAGCCCTATCTGCGGCATCCGCAGCCATCTTAGACCACTTTTGCGCCTCACCAATATTGCCTTTAGCAACAGCAATTTCTTCCTGTACCTTAAAACGCACGTAAGTAACCAGTGCTTCGGTGTGGAAACTGGTGAAATCAACGTAAGACTCTTTCAGTTGGTTGTACTTCGCCAACATACGTCGGTACTCGTCGTAAGTATAACCATCACCGAATAAATGAATAATGTCATCAGTAATAGTAACAGGTTCGTCTTTATCCTGCGCAAACATTGGTTTGTCTGGGTCTGTAACCGGCACAAATCCCGCCTCAACAGGGCGCGTGAGCTGTAACGGCTCATCGTTATTGTTCTTGGCGGCAAGAAAGTCCTGCGACTCCTGCCATGTCATTGTCTCGCCTTTGGCGTTACGATACTGCTTGAGAACCTTAATATTTCGCAAGTAGTTACTAATGATCTGCTTACGGCTCTCATTCGCCACAGTCTTACCTTGACAGCCCTTGTTATACTGTGCAATCGAACTGTTCAAGACTTCAGGAAACCATGGAGCATCAATCTTTTGCAACAGGTCCGCGAACGGCTGTACCTGAATTTTGCTATAATCATCGCCCAATAAAGCTTTTGCCATACAGTTTTTACACACAGGCATACGCCCGTCTGCGTGTATGGGATTAGTGGTTAAATAAAAGTCCTCGATAGGGTGAAGTTGCTCACCCGCAGGACATAAGCCACACCGCTTAACATCGTTAGATGAAACCTTAACCTTAGACGATGCGGACTTTTTTGTTTTCTTCTTGCCAGCGATCTGGCCTCATTCCTTTCCATCAAATTTGGCTTAACCAAAGATACCTATATTAACTGTTAATGCCGCTTCGGGTTTACTCTCGCACGTAAAGGTCAAACTATTCGCCGCCTGTGTAGTAGCACGTACTTGTGCATCGCAATACGCCAAAAAGGACGCAGGCGCAGGCGCAATAAAGACCATGTTAGAAGCAGTTACCCCATTGACAGTAACGGTCTGTGTATTACTGCTCGACCAATTTGCCACAGTCAATGTAACAGTCACACTTTTTTGCTTATTGTCTACATACTGCTTAGTGGCCGCATGGAGATTGGCGCTGGGTTCACCAGCAAGCGTCAACGCGCCCGTCATAGTGTCGCCAGTCTTATTGAGTTTGTCTTTATCGCCATCATCCACATATTTCTTAGTAGCAGCGTGTAAGTCGGCAGTAGGCGCACCAGCCAGAGTGAGGGGGCCAGTGAGCGTACCTCCACTTGCAGAGAACGAGGTGTCGTCTTTGACGTTATAAGTAATACCATTAACAGTAATTGTTTTTATATCAGCCATAAACTCACCTCACTATCCTACAATTAAATTAGCACCACTCACGGTAGCACCTGCATAAAAAATGAGCTGTGTACCAATTACCTCGCACTTCACAGCACCGTCTAATAAGGTGTAAACAGCCTTGGCAGACGGATACTGTGTGTCAGTGCTATTGGCAGAAACAGAGGTCACTTTATTAGCAGTGACCTCCTTAGCGTCAAGTTGTGGCTTTAAGAGTTGGAGCAGTTTAGTAACGGCGTTGTTACCGTAAAACTTCACCATACAACCTCCCTACTCTCAACTATGCAGAAAAGACTTGATCCCAAATAGCTTGCACTTCAGAATTGGTGTATTCAATAAACTCGGCAGTTGGAGTATATGCAGACAAGTCTACAACACCAGACAGCACATCCCATTCCGTACCGGTCCACGCTACATTGTCACCAGCCTTGATATTATTAGCCTTATCAGCAGTGGTAATATTCCAAACGTCACCGACCTTGTTAGAAGCGGCAGCAGGTAAATCGGAATACTTCGCCTTGGTTCCTTTGTAATGGAAAGAACTGGTTACAAGACCATCGACCTCATCCTTAGTATAGGCATTACCGATACCATAGCCCGCAAGAGTGGTGGCGGGAGATTGCTTGCTGTTAGCCAGAGCATAAGCGGACTTAACGGCTTTTGCGGTAGCAGCTACCACTTCACTGTCAGAATCAGTGGCACTGGAAAGCTGTACTACGCCCTTCTGAGCAGTCGAAGCGTCCTTAACGGAGATAGTGCCATCAGTAGTGACATCAACATTACTGCCAATCTTTACACCGCCCAGCTTAGTAGCGGTTGCCGCGCTGAGGTCATAATTACTTAGCCCGTCCAGCTTCGCCTTATCTGCGCCAGACATCAGGCCAGCAGTATCGACAGTAGCGGTTTTATAATCACCAGCTATGATAACCTTCTTGCCGGTAGCATCAGCGGTAACGGACATATTCGCACCCGCTTCAACATTCAGCGTGTCGCTCTTGTCCCCGGCAGTCAGAGTAACCGCGCCGACCTTCACCTTAGCATAAGCGTTCTGGTTCACTTCCGCGCCAGCCGCAATATTGCCCAACTTAGTTTTCTCAGCGGTAGTGTAATCCTCAGTAGACAACTGCTTGCCTGCAATCACATCCACCTTACCGCTCAACGCCGTATTGACTGTTTCAGCCACAGCATAATAAGCAGGGGCCTGACCCCCCAGCTTGGCAGCATCATCTACAACACCGTCATCATCGGTATCATAGGTGGCTTTCATCATATCGCCGCCGCCAAGTGCGCCTATATCGCCAGTCATCTTATCAATAGCAGATTTTAGAGCCTTACCCTGAGCTGCTGACAGAGCTTTGCTGGAGTCGGTGGAGGTGAGATTATCAACCGTATCAACACTAATCTTACCATCGACATCCGACTTCAAGCCCGAACCAACCTTAACGCCGCCCAGCTCAGTGTCGGTAGCTTTAGGCAGTTCATACTTATTAGCTTCTGCCGCTATATTTGCCAGCTTGGTCTTTTCATCGGCAGTAAAGTTTGCCTCTGACAGACCCTTGCCGGTCTCTTTATCTACTTTAGTATCAAACTTACCCTTCAACAAAGTAAGAAGATACGTCATTACATTTTCGCCATTATATTTAATCGCCATATCTTACCCCTTAGTTACCAAATATAGTATTCCAGATAGTCAAAACCTCTGGATTGGTAAGCTCGGTTAAATCTTTTTCTTCGAGCTTAACGCTATCTGCCGCATCTACATACTCTTTAGTAGTTACATCTTTTGAGTCATCAACCGGTGCATAACACTTCATGCATCATTACACCCCCACATAAGTTATGCGGGCGGTCAGTGCATTTGCAGGAGCTTCGGCACAGATGATTGTCACCTTGTTATCAGCCTCAATGGTAACATCTGCCAATACAGACTCCTTTGTGATTGTATCTATTAGAGACACATTCAGCACAGCGCCCTCAGCAGTATAAGTGGCAGTAGCAGTGGTAACAGACAGGTCGTGATATTTAATGCTATTCGGCTTATTCGATAGGTCGTTATAATCGCCGCTAAAGGCAACATCTTTCAGATCGGCCAGATACTTAATAACCTTACCAATAATAATAGCCAGAGACTCGCCAGTAGCAGGCAACGCACGAGCTGCCGCAGCAGTGAACGCCGCAGTTGTCGCACTGGCGTCACCAGTTTTAGTGAGATAATTGGTTAAATCAATAGAAGTATCGCCCAATATTTCCCACTTGTTATCTATATACATATATTCTGTATACAGATCACTACCAATAGCGCCTTCTTTGGCTACCAGATATATAACATTGGTCTTAATGTTCTCAACAGGTAGAGTATCGACCTTTTGCACGCTAAGAGTGGTGATTTGGCCAATCATCTGGTCTACGCTGGTCTTATCGTAATAATTAACTAAATTGCTAACCGTCTTATCAATAAACTCAAGGTCGTTCGTAAACTGAGATAGTTTAGTAGGCTTATCAATAACATTAGCCCACTCAACCGCATCAGCAGTACCGCCGCCAGTAGCAGACAGCGTGCCTTCCTCAGAAATGTTGAGACCAGCGCCCACCTTAATACCACCCAGCTCAGTCGCGCTTGCCTTGGGGAGAGTATACGCACCACCAATCGACTCAAGCTGACGATTAGCGCCTATCTTATAGACAGTAACAACATCGTTTTCAAAGACGGTAATAACCTGACCTACATAAGAAGTACCACATAATGCGCGGCTATCAGGGTCAGCAGTATCACCAGCGGCATACTTTACGGCGTCGGCATAAGAGCTAAACAGGTCAGTACGATCCAGCGGGAACTTGCCAGTCCTCTGGAACGGCATCGCAAAATCAAGTTTGGATGCAAAATTTTCTATATAATCAGCCATATATAGCTATCCTTTCACTAATTTTTAATCTGCTTACACGCCTCGCAATATTTGGAGCTTGACGAAGTGCCCACAAATGGAAGATTACATTCAGCACAGGTACAATGATAATATCGCTTAGGATATGGCCCTTTAGGCACACCACGTTGAGCAGCAGCAATTTTATCTCGCGTTGTTTGCGAGACAGTATGCCCCATTAAGGCGCAACTAAGGTTTTGCCGCATCTGATCTGATTTAGGAACACCCTTCATTTTGCCTTGTAAGGATTCACTCAAATGCTGACGATGCTCTGGTGAAATCACACGTCCGCGCAACGCACGACTTAACCCCTCGCGCATTTTAGCGGCGTGTTCCTCAGTAACGTGTTTACCATAAAAAGGGTTTCCTTCGCCTTGGTAATCTTGCTTCAAACGTTGCACAAATAGAGCGCGACCTTGTGCATACGCTGTTGCGTCGCAATCTTTACCGCAATTACACATTCGCCAAAAAGCAGACACTAAACTGAAATTATCAGCATTATCTTCAGCCAAGAAACGATGCGCAGTGAAATGCTCTTGATAGGTTAAATAAATTAAATTATCGGCATCATCGCTACCACCTATACAGCGAGGGATAATATGATGTTGTTCAGAATTATCAAACTTACAATTCAAAGGGCGTTCGTCACGTATAGACGCAATAAAATCCTCATATCGTCCCATCTGTCCTTTAACCAATCGTGACCTTATAAGTATTCGCACCAAGCGCAGCATCAGGTGCGTAAACATAAACATCGTAATTAACGCCGGCATAACCATTCGCGCCCTCAACAGACACAACCTGCTTGGTAAAACTGGACACTATATCCGTACCAAACGCGCCAACATCTAACACCTTTTTAAGCGTTTTATTGATGCTGGTGGGGAAGGCCACAATAACTTGCACCGCACCCTCGACAACAGGCATCTGAAACTCTTGATTAGCTACTACGGCCTTATTACTGTTGGTAAGCGCACGAATATTGGTACTATTCAATTCAATAGCCGCCGTCTTAGAGCCGTAGAAGAAAGACCTATAACCGGTCAATGCCGCAGAATTGGCAGTTTTAGAACCAGCGGGGATACGTGCCGCGCCATATTCATTGCCAAGATTGGTCACAGGCATATTGCCCTGTTCATAAGTAGCAGTAGCACTAATCTTGTAGTTTGTATTATCTGCAATAGTCAGCTCCGCAAAGGAACCAGTAGCGGTAGTAGCGGTCTCGCCACCAGTGGCAGATATGGCCCAAGACTTAGCGGTAATGCCAGTGGCGGGACCATAAGTATAAGAGCCAGCACTTAACGTAGCCGTATAAGACGGAGTAACCTTTGTGCCAACCTCTTTAGCACCAGAAGGTGTCATCGTTACACTTGCCGCAGGAGCCGTAGCAGTCGGATTCATCTCTTTGGTGAATATCGCCTGAAAGACATCCTTAACACTCTTACCAGCGGCAGGAATAGAGCCGGTGGCATTAGCGCCCTTAGTAATGTTGCCCACCTGAGTATAACTACCAGCGGTTACTATATCCGCAGATAAATAAACATTCTCGGCGCTTACATTGCCGTCCATAGCCTTCCATGCGCCAGCGTCATACACAAACGCCATATAAGAATACTTGCCCTCAGCAATAAGCGTCTGTATGACCGCAATATCACCTTCAACGGGAGCAGCTTCACCTACTGCACGAGTTAGGGCATCATTATCGCTCTCACCATCATTACGTACTACATTGTAATACGATATAGTTTTACTCAAAGTGCCATCAGACGACACCTCGAGACCTGCGCCTGCCTTAACGCCACCGACAACTGCCGCAGACGCGGCAGGCAGTTCGTACACGGTCACATCTTCGTCGCCTATTTTAATATGACCATTCGTAGCTGATGCTTCTACCTTGACACCAGACGAAGCCCACGCAGTACCGTTCCATATATACAGAACCTTATCTGCCGTATTATAATAATACTGACCCTCGCGGGGGTTTTCCGGGGCAGTAGCCAAACCCTGCAAAACAGCGTTGAGAATCTGGTTTTTGTTAAGGTCTAAGTTCGTCAAAACCTTCATTGATTAACCCTCCATCAATTCAAAAATGCTTTACCAGAAAACGCACCGCTAAAGGTCACGGTCAACGTATTCATGTCTTTATAATCGACTTCACCCACAACACATGAACCCGCACTATCAACCACCGTGATAGAGGGATACTTGTTCAAGTTGTGTTGTATAGTCCAAATATCTGCCGCCACCATCTGCGTATAAATGTATGTCTTATCTACTACATCCTTGTCCACAGACAGAGTGCGACCATCAAGTTTCAACCCTTCGCCAAAATCGTACTTCAAATCATCAACATCTAAAGTACCAACAATCACATCGCCACTATCGTTGTACGCTTCATAACCCTTCAATATTTCATCCGGCGTTGCGCCATTTTCTAACGGGGATGGAGGAGTATACTGCTTATAGGTTGAGAGATTGACTATGCCAACAAGCTGCCTCGCACCAGACCCGAACGAGTGTACACCATGCTTACGGTCGCAACTGGCGCTTGTAACAGGTTTACCATCTTCATCCAATACTTCCTGCCCAAAAGTAATCTCGTTGCATACGATAAAAGGAGTAGGGGGGATAATTGTATTGATTGTGCCATCAGCGAACGTAAGCTGTACATCGTACAAATACCGACCATACGCCAACTTTTGTGTGTCAACAGGGTCAATGTGAATAGTCTGACCCGTCTTTTGCAACAGATACTCTATCTCTGTATCAGACGCTTTAACAGTAAAGGTTAGCACATCACCATCAGATAATTCGTATATCGTTCGTTTATCAGGCTGGCGTACCTGAATATCAAACGCCGCGCTATCACCACGGGTGATAAAGATTTTTCCATACTCTATTTTGAACAAACTACATACCACCGTTACTGAAAACTTATAAAAAGTTATAAACTTTTATGTTTCATTCCTACTTCACCAAGTATGCTTTCATACTGTCGGAACAGACACTACTCACAAGTTCTTATACTCTCCATAGGCGTAAATTCCTGACTAACGAATCAGTATATATCTGCGATAACTTGAATATGTTATGCTACAGATTGGTGTAAAACATTTTCTCCGTATCTTTTCAGATTTAAAGCAGCCTGATAATCTCTGTCGATTACATTGCCACATTCGCATTTATAAATACGATCTGACAGCTTTAAATCTTTTTTAATCGTTCCACAGCAACTACATAATTTAGAACTCGGAAAGAATCTATCTGCGACAACAACTGAAATATTGTTCCATGCAGATTTATATCCAATCTGTCTTCTAAATTCATAAAAACATTGCTCTTGAACCGCTTTAGATAAATATCTATTTTTCATCATTCCACTTACATTCAAGTCTTCAATACAAATAAAGCTTGGTTCTCGCTTCACAATCTCAGATGTTGTTTGATGTAAATAGTTCTGACGAATATTCGTTAATCGGTGAGTGGTTTTTAATAAAAGTTTTTCCTTTTTGATTACATTATTAGTTTTACAGTATTTTCCTTCCTTTTTATTTTGCTCATAAGAACGAGAGACTGAACGCTGTAATCTGCGTTTTTTCTTTTCAAGTTGTTTTATTGCATGGTGCTTATTAAGATTTGTGTATTTGTTTCCATCTGAGCAAATTGCCAAATCTTTAATTCCCAAATCAATGCCAACTCCTTCGCTTTGTGGAGCAACAACAGGATCAGGATACTCAACTCCAACTGTAATCCACCAGTTCAAACCATCAAATTTAATACGTGGATTACTATATTTGTAATTTGTCGGAATCCGATTATGTTCAGCAAGACGAATCCAGTTTAATTTCTGTTTGTTTTTCTTTTTTGAAGCAGCAAACCCTTCCACTTTTACATGAGTTTCAGAAAACTGAATTTTTACATTATCTTGGTAAAAAGATGGTGTAGATTTTTTCCTACTTTTGAATTTAGGAAACTTTGCTAATCCTTTGAAAAATTTCTTACAAGCATCACAGGCGTCTTTTATGGCTTGCTTTGTGACGTTATTTGAAACATCGTTCAACCATTCATATTCCTGCGTTTGTTTCATTTTGGTAAATTCTTGCCGCAAATCAACATCAGATAGGAATTTACCGCCACTTTTATAATTTGTTTGTTCCTTTGTTAATGCCCAGTTATAGGCAAATCTTGCTGTATTCGCATACTGAAAAAGTTTTGATCTTTGTCTATTGTTGGGGATTAACATTACCCGAATTGTCTTTACCATCCTTTTCACCTCCGCAGTGTTAAGATTTTTAAACACAAAAACAGGGCAGCCAAATGAAAGCTGCCCCGTTACGTATGCAAGGGTGAAAGGGAAAGAAGACCCTCGCAATCGCTAATGGTGGGTGGTTAAGGACACCCAGCCTATGTCCATCAAGCATCATATAATGACTTCACGTGTGCCGGAAGCCGATTCCGACCTCACTGCCTCTGGATGAAGAAATTTATTCACAAAATAGATTTGACCCTTACCGGTGACTTTCGGAGTCCGCACTACACGAATACTGCCATCGGGGTTCTCAAGAACACTTTCTTTGACCTCAAACCAGCCAGCTTCCATGCTGCGCTGGGTCGGCATATTACGATTACTACCGGCTCTACAAAGATAGCCCTCTTTACGCAAATACTCAAACAGTCTGTTCGCACCAATCTCATATCCGTTCTGACGTATTATCTTTGCCAACTGCCCCACAAGGCAACTGTCAGTAGACGTTTCCACAGCATCAGCGAACGCTACTTTGGGCGCATCCGCTACAACCCTTGTCTCCAAAGCCAAGCGCTGTTCGCGTTCATCTTTAAATGCCTGCAACACCTGAATCATGGTATCTGGATTAGCCAGCATAGCTTCCACAGTGGCGGGAGTAGCGTACATTCCGGTCTTGCGGATAGCAGGAATGACGTCATGCGTTATCCAGCGCTTAAACGCCCTCGCTTCAGACTTACGAGAGCCGAGGACAAGAGAATAAAGACCGGGTTCATTAACAACAGCTACTTCTTGCGCCCCGCCAAGGGTGTCGGTTAAAGCTACACCCTTTTCGTCTTCATCAATTCGCGTAAGGGCGTCACGGCTATTCGCTATGTCTAATGCTCCGCATATATCCACCGCCACAAACCACGGCTCTCCGTCACGCTCTACAACACGAATCTGGCCGAACTGTTCATTCTTAAAAATCTGTATATCAGTAGTCAATTTTTCCTCCTTTAGAATAGGAGGGCGCGGCGGGAGTCTGCCCGCCATACATAGCGCCCTCAATTATATGGCATTTCGCCACAATAGGAGGGAGAGAGTTGAACATACTCAACCCAAAACCGCGAATCGTTCAACAGACGAAAGCGGTATGAAACTATATCAGTTTAATCGGATACATAACTTCGATGCCCGCATCTGAGCACACACATACAGTTTGCGACGGCTTACCGCCCAGACGGTGTTCCAACGTAAATTGATCGCCACCACCCGACAGACAACCGTTCTGCACACAGGCGACACTATTTACTTCCATATATGCTGGGGTATGCTTGTGCGCAGAGATTATTGCGTTCGGCACAAAGCCCAAATAAGAGATTAACTTAGCAACACCAGCCTCAGTAAACTGGTCGAAGTCTCCGTGGTCAAGCACATACGACTTGCCACGAATCTCAATTATGTCCAGCGTGCCATGGAACCCATCTAAAGGTTGACTAATACTCACATTGGGCAAGTGTTTACATTCAGTGGTCGCGTGCCATGTAACCAGCCTATCTAAGCGTTCACCAATGATAGCGTCCTTTTTATTGGGGGTGAGCCGACTATGATTACCATTTACAGCAGTAACATACACGTTGGTAAACAGCATTGAAATGTTGTATATAAATTGAGCCAACATTTCACCGGCAAGTATAACCTGATCCACAACGTCTTCACGGTTCTGCATTGCGACAACAGGATGAGGTGCGCCGCTTATTAAATCACCCAGCAATACAATATGAGCAGAAGCGACATTGTGCCGCTGTTGAATGTCCCGAATTTGGCATAATAATTGAGACAAACGATTCCATGCAATATCTGTATCATATTGACCAGTACAGCTATTAAAGGTCATCCCAATATGCCAGTCGCTCAGGCAGATTAACAGAGAGCAGTCACCATCAAGCTGTGGCACTGCCACCACAGGGAACTTGGTCTGACCCAGCTCTGCCAGCTTACGCTCCCATAGCTCATTGTTGACCTCATATCTCGCCTGTTCTCGCAGTTCTTTATTCAAAGCGGTGCGCTCATCGCGCAGTTTTATACGTTCCTTGGCAATTCCTTGTTGCCTTTCCCGCAACGCCGCAACATCTTCAATGCACCCCTGCTTGGCGAATACGGCTTGCCACTTCTTGCCACTGGCGTAATGCTTACGCCATGTGCAAGGGCCTTTTTCTTCCCCGCACTCCTCGTTCAGCACGGGGGTTAATTCCTCCCACGTTTCGGCAATCAAGCCATCATCTTTAGCCTTGCCGATGCGGTACAGATATTCTTCGTCCAAAAGCTCGTCAGAGCGCCGTCTTAAATCAACCATGCCGTTTTTGCTCCCTATGATACTGGTCAAGCAACCGCGCCGTCAGACGGTCTTCAGGGACCATATACTTCTTCTTACGGGCGGGGGCCTGCTTGTTCAGCACAACAACTTGTGCGCCATGCTGACGCAAATAAAGGGATTCTTCACGGGTAATGTTAATCAAATACAACCATCCTTTAGCTCAAAAATTAGATACCGTTTAACCCCGTCGTGACTACTTAATTTGACTATTTTGTTTGACTGAGATTATATTAGTACCCATTAAACCCTTTAGGCTAAAAATATTCATTAAATATCCGCACAATGTTGTTATCCATCACGCGATTGTCGCCAGTATTCACCAACGGCACGTTGAAATGTATGCGTGTGACTTGGTTACGGCTGCTCTTAATCCACTTCTTTTTAGTGTCTACACGAGCGATATACCCAAAGTCTATCAATTCCTTAAAGCTGCGATTGACCAGATTAGAGTAGTCAACGTGCAGCCAATTAGCCACACCCAGCAACGATACATTACAATCACCATATTTGTTAGCGCACGCTTTGCCATACGCCAGTAACGCCAACGCCAGTAGTCTCGTATTTTTGCTATCAAACCGTTTACGTATTTCTTCAATATCTGTTGTATTGATAAAAACAGGAACATCCCCACGAAGGGGAGTCCTGCTATCCATCACATTGTATATAACCTTGTTTACATCAAACTCGAAATAATAACCGTATTTACCTTCCCACTCTTTTAGCCTTTCGCGAATGGCTTCATGGCTCAACCCGTCATCCCGATAGTATTTAGCCATAATATAACAAATATGATATACACACCGTTTATTAAGGTTGTTGCCCTCAATAAATTGCCGAGCTTCCAAACGCTCGTTAATCAAATTGCCACTCTCCAATCCAATCATTAAAATCGTCGCACTCACATGGAGGCGTAGTCTGAACTTCTACCATCGAATAACGCCGTCCCAAATAGCAATACTCGCCAAAAGGATCTCTTTGCGGCAATTTCAAATGTTCGACCTGACAGATATTCTCTAAGATCCCCTTCTCAGCCACAACCCACATAAAACGAGACTCACTTTTAGGATACACTTCGTACTGCAAACGTACCGCTATATTGGCCAACATCTTCGCATCGGGGCAAACCTCTCGGCAGAGCTGACGGTATTTGTCGTAATATACATCCCAGTCTATAACATAGTTTTTAGCATTGAAACGTGATACCTGAACCTTAATATCTTCGTCCTGATATGCACGGACCCGCTTCTGCTCAAGCATTAAACTATTCATCTCAACAGTATATTGTTTATAAATATCCCGTATCACGCTAAATATATCATCCGGCACATCTATGGTATTGTCCAACATAATTGTATAATCGAATTTCTTACAACGTTGCCACCGTATTTGTTTATGCCAGCGTTCCACCTCATAACAAAGCCGATTCATATTACTATGAGCCTTAGAGAGCTTCTGCTTCGCATAATAAGGTTTGCGATATTTCATAAAATAGGGTAGAGGTCGCCCAAATTTTGCAATACGACGCGGCATGGGGAAAATAACACCCGTTTTAGCTTGATCGATTGCCTTACCTGTCAGGACTGAAATTTGGTCAATATACCCTTCATATATCGCACGTTGTTCATCAGTTTTGGGACATTTGTTATGATAAGCGCTGCTATAATTACTATATTCACCAATGAGAGACTTCATAGTACGCATAGTTAGAGCTAAACGCCCCTCTGAATTATCTGGCTCCATCTTTGCCGTAATCTTGTCCTCAACATCTATTACAATAGGTGCGTCACGATGCACACCGCGCATCATTGTGAAGTTCTGTAATACAAGCACCAAGTCCCCATCGAAGTCAGCTCCGTTCAAACGTGGCGCTGTCAAACTCCGGCAATTCACCATACAGACATTCGCAAGATGCCCGATATAATAATCAATCGTGTCATTGGTCACAGCACGCAATACAGTATGCTCCGATCTGCAAATGTGCGGATTTCTCTCAATGAGATAATCGCCCGTATATACACCATCGTAATCACGAGAGTAAAACTCATCAGCCTGTAAAGACCCCACCAATGGTAAACCGCCAATATGCTCCATCAGCAAGATAAGATCAGGAGCTAAAAACTTAAAGCACGATTCCAGCCATAGCTTGCCGCACTTCATACCATCTATATACTTCTTAGCGGAATCACGCAAAAACTTGCGGACAGTCCGCTCTTTCATCATTTCGGGATTCTTCAGAATAGCTTTAGAGTACGCATTGATAGGCGTGCAACGGTCAGCCATCAATCCCAAAAAACAATAAGTGTACAGCATATCGCCACCAACAATCCGCTCGGCCCACTCAATACTATCATCAGCCAAACTGCGGAAATCGTCATACGGCAAGTCCAAATCCTGTAATATCTGGTAATTGGCGCGAGTAAACACAGGTTCTTCAGCGAACGAGAAGTTCCATTTTGCAATACCGATACAATGATCGTATTTCTCAAATAAGTCCCAATACCTATCCCAATCGCGCCCATCACCGTATTGCTTGAAATATTTCAAACCCTTGTACATACTCTCGGTGAAGATGAGCATTTTATCGTGGATGCTGTGCCACCGCCCCCAAATGTCTTTGATATACTCTACACCACGTGCCTCCAAAAAGGTTTCATAGTCTACCGAATGAGACACGCCTTTGATATACGGCGCACGCCAGAGAATAGAGGTGACGGGGGACTTAGCGCCCAATATCTCTGTCACCTCTTTAGTAATGTCAGGATGATGGATGCCACAGCCATCAAAGGCGTTAATCTCCATATCACGAGTAGTTTCTGCAATATCCTTCTGTTTCCATGTGCGCTCATTGCCATTTTTATCAACAAACAACACCTCAGAGTCGTATAGATACTTGATGTGCTGGTGCGGAACAGGCAACGTCAAATCCGGCACTATAATAATCTTAGGCCGCCATCCCTCAAGACAATGGCACGAGCTGAAAAATAAACCCCGATAAGCATAATACTTGGACAGTACCGTTGTATCAAAAGTAATATCCATAGTAATACGCCTATTTAACTCATCTGCTATACGTGCGTCTACGAAACTAAATATACCAGTACGAGTCATAGACGCAGAACGTTCACTGAACACATACCGCTGACCATTGACCGCAATACCTTCATAAACCAAATGCCGGATATTTTCTTCGCTCTTACAAGACCCTTCACTGCTCACAAAAATAACATAAGGATTATAACGTCTTTTATCATGTGTAATAATGCGGATTAAACGGAACAGAGGGTTGTCCTGTTGTTTAATGAGATGTCTTAAATCATCTTCCGGCTCTGTTATCGAAAAATTGTTGTCAACCAACCATTGCAAAGAAAAAGACCTGACTGTATAAAGAGGCGGCGCAAAAATCAGTCCTCACCTCCATCTTCCGTAATTGAACCAGTCGCAGCAAAACATTGCGCCACCACGCCGTACTCCCAGTAGTCCCATTCTTCCTCTAAATAACGCCACATATCAATTATGTGGTCATAATAATCCTGTTTTATTGTGCCTCAAACTCCTTCATAGTTTTGACCACTGTGTGCGTGAACCAACGCTCATACTGCTGCAAGCTCTTGCGACTGCTATACAGTATCAGTCGATACACACACGCCTCCTTTATGCACTTAGTTTCCTGCGGATAATTGTGTTTGTCCGGCAACACAAACAACTTACACTCATCAGCAAAAGTATGGGCGCGTACTGCTATCTTATATTGCTTGAACTCCAACCCTCGACTAACATCTACACCGCAATACCACACCCTGCCTGCATCTACCACCGCACGTATCTGACCGAATTTTTCATGCATGAAAGTATGTACCTCCAACCCATCACCTCCTCACACCACGTAGCCGTTCGGCTGCCGCCGCCCGTTGCTCGTCTGTCATCTGACGCTTGGCCGCATTGGGGTTGCGAATACTGATGCCGTTTGCCGGTGCATGATAGTACGCCGCAATCACACGTCCATCTTCCTCAATAGTTTTATCTAACGCCCAACCCTGCTTGGCGAATTTCGTTAAATGCGTTGGCACATTCGTATATGCACGCCACGACTTCTCAACCTTGTCATAGACCAAAGTGGTCTCCATTTCTTCAGAACAATATCCCATTAGTATTCTCCATCCAAATATGTCTCAATAGGCTTATATTTCCATTGTGGGCTGCCGCAGTTGTCACACCAAGGCAATATCCAACCCGTCGATACCCGCCGTGCAGGTGCGCCGCATCCGGCACACGTTTGCCGTGCTATACGCTTATATTTGTCCACAACAGCTTCCATATCATCATTACTAAGCGATATGTACGCAGACAAGCTGCCCCATTTTTCTTTGACATACACCTCTTGAGCAACATCGACCATAGCCCCGTTGAGGTCCCGCACAAGGTCGTTGCCAAAGGCGGCAATCCAGCCCACAGGCAGCTCATATAAATCATCTATCATTACCATTAAATTGCCATCCCATCAAACGGGTCATGTGGTGTAAAATAAGCCGCCATTAACACCAGCACAACTACAATTAGTACGCCTACCATTCTCCACCTCGTATCCACTGATGAATATCCCTCTCAGCTTGGTCTAACACTTCATCAGGGGTCGCGCCCATCCATTCATAGTGGCGGCTTGGCCCCAACACATAGCAATGCAATGTGAGCTTATAAAAATCGGGTTGAGCTGTACCAGTCTCATCCGCAAAATAGCAAGGATAGCCAGTCAGCCATTCAAACGTTCCCTCATAGCTTTTACAACCGGCGTCATCTTCTAACTGCCGCCTAATAGCCGCCATAACCTCTTTGCGCAATTTACGAAATCTATCTGCTGCTGTTTTTGTCATAATAGCCCTCCCATATCAGCGGTTTTCCCGCTGCGTCTACCATTACGCACACGCCGCCTCTGTATGTTCGCAGGTATTGTACCCCCGTGAGGTTATCGACATAGATTTCACCCATCGTACCCGAATCCAGTATCCACAGTCTACGATTGCCAGCCTCAGCCTCGTTGCATCCACACATGGATACAGACAACAGAACGACCAGCATTATTATTACTATTGCTCGTTTCATTGATCTTCTTCCTCTAAATAATGTACTCCCATACAATCCAATGCCTCACAGTTATCGTCATATACACCCGCAGCAATAAAAGCGTCCTTCCGCATAAGCCACGCACGAACATCTATAAAAGCACATTGACCATCGTATGCTCTATAATAATTCTTCGCTTGTCCTGCGGTTTCAGCGGCTATAAATAAACCGGCATCTGCATACGGATCATCAGTGCAAAAATATAGATTCATGCTTCCTCCTCAAATTCTGGCATTTCTGCCCAATGAGTTATTTGACACATCTCCATCAACGCCGGAAAATACCAGCCCGAATCACCCACATACCAACACTCTCTGACGGTAGGGAAGGGGGCTTGGTCAGGCATACAACCTAAAACGCTGACAAACCGCTCCGGCATTTTATCTTCTACTTTATACCACTGCATGAGCTATACTCCCTCTATTGATGGCATTTTACCAATTTGGATTCCTACACGCCCAACATCATTCAATATATATTTATCCCGCAAATATTCAGACATTTCTTGCAAGCAAGTGGGACACAAATGTACAGGGATTAACAGTGGTGTTGGTCCGCTGCCATCGCCCGGAATAAACCGGCCAGGTAATATAGCCTTCCCCAATTCTGCTTTTTCACATTCAAGTTGAAATTCTTGATTACACATATCACATTTTTGAAAATATTTTGTTACTACCTTACTCATGGACTATTTCTCCTTCGGAAATTCTGGCAACGGCATCCAGTGAGTTACTTTATCAGCAATGCCCACCACAGCATAATCATCCCAATTGTAAATCCGTTCGTACCAACCAGCGTTTACATAGTAATCATCATGTTCTTCGCAATATTCGTCACAGCATTCATAATCCCAATTAAAGCACGATTCCCCACGCAGTATTCCCTCAGGAACATAAACCGCAATACAGCAATATGAATATGTATGACCGCTTCTGCACGTTGTTTGGCACAACAGCAAAACTTCTTTTTCTGCTTCCGGCAATCTATCCTTCACGTTTATCCAGTTCATTAGTTTCCTCCTTATCCATTTTCGCCCCGCAGTTCCAACAAAACCCGCCTCTGATAGCAGTATGTTTATTCTCTTGCTTTCCGCAATTAGAGCATTCAAAATACTGCCGCCTATCATGTGCCGTTTTTTCAATCCACCGTCCATGCACTTCTTCGGCAAAATCTCTCATGTCTTCATACGGGCAGACCCCTTCATTACAATAGCTGCCGGTCTTTTCACATACCCCAGCGTGTGATTCATGTATGCAGAATTTAGGCATCAGTTGCCTCCTCATCTATCTTCGCGCCGCAGTTGGGGCAATAATAAATAGAATTTTCTTGTGGTGTTCCGTCAAGTTTCATAAGCACTTTACAATCAGTACCTTGCCATTTACAGCCGTGCTCTTCCCATCGTTCATACCGTACTTCTGTAACATCGGCGGCAGGGAAGCGCCGCACAACCCCAATCAATTCCTCCACAACATCTGAAACACTCATATAGCGTTTATAGTAACGCAGTAAATGAGCCGCTTCTTTTATAAGCGCCTGTTCCAAATCATTCTTTGGTATGTACTCTTTAGCCATATGTTTTCCTTTCTCCATAGCCGCAAAGAACGTCCTTGGTATCAGTCATACTCGTCCTCCTTAAAATCCTTCAACTCTCTCAATGCTGATAAAAAGCTATGAAACTCCGGTAAATACCCCACCAAATACAAAGGATCATCTTCTCTAAACAGTTGAATTTTGCGTCCGTCGTATGCCAAACAAGTATAACCTTTGTGACGATACCGCCCCTGTGTGATTGTACTTTTGCCCAAATACATCAAATATCGGTATGGATTATTTGAACCAGCATATTTGTTGCAAACAATATCGCCCTTACTAAATTCGATCATCAGTTTCCTCCAAATCCATTACAGCATGGCAATGAGGACAACAAGTATAACTCCGTTTGCCGTTTAGTAAGGCCGCTTTTCGATACGGAACCGTATACTTACAGTTGCTACACTTAAAATAATGGGCTACAGGGTATTCAATCCATCGCCCATGCACCACAGGTGCAACATCGGCGGCAGGAATACTGTCAAGGAGGTCTATACAATCCCGAAAACAGGCTGCCGTCTCATTGCCCCCGTCTAATACGCAATCTGTAATCCACATTCTAAGTCGTTCCTTAGCATCTTCTCGTTCTATGTACTCTTTAGTCATCTTTCCTTGCCTCCAATGCCTTTTCGGCTTCTTCACGGGTGCGGTAGTAACCTCTCCGTAACTGACCATCATCAGTAAGCAAATACAAACGGAATGTACATTTTTCAATCAACAAATTTCGATATTCGCACCCTTTACACATCCTTGTCGTTCCACAATCCCCGGGGAATGTACAATCATCAATAACTCGATATATTCTGTCCCCGACCCTACACGGCAGCACCACCAACCGTCCGTCTTTCTCTGCCCGGAGTAATTCACGAATATGCTCAGTAAACTCCGGTTTATCAGAGAACGCATCATCCACAACATTTTTCAGAAACACAATTTTCTCCGGCTCCAACCCTGTATCCTCATATTCGGCAAGGCGTTCAATGGCTTGTTGCCTATAGGCAGATACGGCAACCTGGTCTTTTGCCCCGGATTTAAAATAACATGATTCAGGGTATGCAAGATTCGCCGTCCCGCAAATCGTTCTTTTAGTCAGTCTGTTCATTTGCCCTCCTGTTCCATCCTTCAATAAGATCACGCTTGCACTTGTCCCGATGCTCCACTGTTAATTTTTGTAGTTTCACCATCATGCTCCTGCCGCACTTATCGCAATTGATGTAATATCTCGGCATTGAGCTGGCAAACGGGTCATCGATATACCACAAAAGGCTGCGATCAATCCCAGCTATATATTTCACTTCTACGGTATTACCGCACGGACACTGTTTAAGCTTATTCTGCATGTTGTTCCTCCTTCGGCATTTGCGATTTATACCGCCTTATTCCCTGTTCCAGCTTATTTACACATTTAGGACAAAGCATAAATGCAGTTGAGCTATAAAACTTCGTAAAAGCCTTTGCGCTCGGAAACCATTTACCGCAATCACAGCAACATACAAGCCTATTTCTCGTGATACTGTCAAACTTATCTTTGTTCATATATCCTCTCTCCATAGCTCAGCGTTTTTTCATGTTACCTTTACAGTCAAGCCCTCACCTCTAAATCCTTCTGCAATACAATGCCGTACACCATCATCCATAAATATGCCACCATTAAATCTCTTTGCTATTTCTTCAAACGACATAACTCCGGAGACGTGCTCACTCACTTCAAATTTAATTTCAACAAGTGCCGAATACTTAACTTTAATCATTTGCATTCTCCCAAATCCATTTCGGCCAAACACATAGGACAATATTTCAGCGGCTCATGCCAGCAGCCTTCACATCTTGAACAAATATAATCCACATTTCGTATTGGATAATCCTCGTTTTCATTTTCTATTATCCTTTTTATCCAATATCCATGTTTCTTCTCTATAACATCGGCGGCGGGGATTTGCTCAATGTATTGTGTTGGCTCAAGCCCCTTTGCCCATGCGTGTCTTACTGCCAATATCGCTTCTTCGCGGCCTATATATTCTTTACTCATTGTTTTCTCCCATCATATAAGCTCCACAGTTGGGGCAGATAGGGTAGATACCGTTTTTATCCCACTGATAGTCTCTGTGCATCGCCTCCCCGCCACACTCCGAACAGTCACAGCAATAGTTACTGTTCTTCCAGTGTGGTCGAATCCACCGTCCATGCCGTACCTCCACTACATCAACAGCAGGTGCAGTGGCTATCAACTCCCTTGCTCTGCCCGGTGGGCCAACATGCTCTGCATCGTATCGGTCAAGCAACGCCTTACGCTCTATGTACTCTTTATTCTCCGGCATTTGTCTTATATCACAATCAATTGGGCATTTATTACAGCTCGAAAAACCCATTTTCTTTGCAAAATCGCACCCATGTTTTGCCTCCGCTGGCTGCTGAAGATAGTCAGCTATTGTCTTATAGCAAACTTCTCTCTCAATTTCTGTAGTCCATAGGCCATTATTTGAAAAGCCAGTTAAAAAATTTGCCAACTCCTCGTCGCTCATAGTCCGAATGCGGTCGGCGTTTGTCATGTTTGCAAAGCCGCAGCACATTTCGTGTTGTATCGTGACATCGCAATCCCAATATTGGCAGTAATGATTATTCGGGTAATAATTCTTGCATTTATCACAAATATTCATTACAGGTTTCCCTCCTTCGATGTTTCTGGCAGCGAACTGGCCGGACACATTGTGCATGGCTTCCCGTCCCCGCTCGATGGTGGATTGTATAGACATAAATCGCATGGTGTTTTCGGCTCATTATGTCTCATTTTATCTACATAGCACAGCGGACAAGCCTTGCAACGTTCAATCGGTTCATCATCGTCTGAGCCATAAATTTGATACGCACATTCATCACCACCATCCGGTCGATAGCATGGTGGTATAAATCCTTCCCTTTGCCCACGGAGGACGGCAATTGTAAATTCAACGGCTTCTCGTTGTTCTTCTAAGGTTTCTGTACAAGCTCCGTCGCTGCGATACAGAAGCAAAAGGTCGTCAATCTCCGCATTGAACAGTTCCCAATATTCAATAACTTCTTTAAGTGTCATTCCTCATTACCTCTTGCATAAATACTCATAAATACTGCTCTTTTATCCAAGTATTTCATAAGCCCAGCAAATGTAGGTCGCTTTCCTCGTGCTTCACACTTCATGGCATAAAATGTCACGCCTTCTCCGACATCCGTAAGCCAAGCTGCCCCATAACCTCCCTCATAGGCAACCTGTTCATATCGTTCAAGCTGTTCTGAGTATTCATTGTATTCATTCATAACTCATTCTCCGTTTCACTTACACCATCGCAAATGTCCAAAATCTGTTGGAGCAATTCAATCTGCCCGTTTCTGTGGCCATAGCGATACCCCGTTGTATACGTTTCAGCAGTGTCTCCGTTGTTCTTGGCTTTGTCAGCAACGAGTGCTTGATACTTGGCCCTTAAATCTTCAAGTTCCGTTGTATCCATAACCAAAGCAACATCGTCTGCAACCCTGTTAATGGCATTTTCTATCTCCTGATATTCCGAGGGAAATAACTCTACTGTATCACAAACAGCTTCTATCGCTGCACTTTTGGTTATATATTCTTCATTCATTGTCATTCCTTTCAGTTTGACCACAAGCCATATAGTTGTCCTTTATGCCAACCATGCACTCTGTAGCTTTGACAGATGACAAGTTACAAGCAGCATGAAATCCATTCTCCGAGATAACAACACGGCTGTTCAAACAGGTGTCACATTTACACTCTTTACTCATTACTGCCCCTTTCCTCTACATGGTTCCTTCTAAATGCTCGATTCATGTATCGTTTTGCCCACTTAATCCATTTGTTTGACACACATATCCAATTTTTCTCATATAACCGCCACTGTACATCGTGTGGTTTGCCGGATATACGTTTATATGAGGATTTGCTCATTATTTCCCTTTCATCTTCTTCCCACAGTTAGGACAATATTCTGGCAACTCAGATCGGTCATTGACCCATGCGCCACAATAAGAGCAACTATACTCAGCATAGAAACAAGAAGCATCGGGATCATAACAAATGTCATTTTCTTTAATCCAATGGGCGCGATGTTCATTAAAACATTTATCGGTTTTATCCTCCCTCCGTTCGCCCTGAGCGCAATAGAACATTTCGTCAACGTCGTTTTCATCATCGTTAAACCACGGCTGATCGCAGATGCCCCAATCCGGCGCACTGCCGTCAATCAACTCCGCTTCGCAAGGGTGATAGTGTATGCACTCCCGACACCGAATAATATCCGGCAATGCCGTACCCTGATAAGTACGCAAAAGCCCAATCATATTCTCAATGGGGACAGGGTGCAGGCCAAACTCGTCGGTTTCTACTATTGTGTCTCGAAGTTCTTTGTAGTGTTGTATCAGGCTATCAAGCTCAATCCATTGACTCATTGGTTCTCTCTCCTCACGCGACGTTCTGAATAATGTCATCTATATTGACATCTTGCTCATGGCACATTGCCACAGCGGTACTAATTGCGGCTGGCAGCTCGGCGTCCGCAAGCGTGTCCAAATAGCTCAGTTTTTTGCCCGTGCGATTCATACGCTGCGTGGCGCGAGACTTGAGGTTGATCTCGTGTTTGTACAACAATTCCTTATAAAAGGCGTTCCAGCCCTTTGCAAAATCCGCGTTGTACACCTGAGAACTGTACTTACGCATGATAGCGTTCAGTACCTTCCGGTCTGCCCAAGTCAGAACCTCAGCAGACAGCATAGAGACCTTAGTTTCAGCGATTTGACGGCTTTCGCGCTCGTTTTTCAGCGCAGTCAGCAACCCAATGGTAAAGTCAGGGTCGTTCATAGCCCTCTCTAATGCTTCCGGCGTGAGATAAGCGCCATGTTTACGAATGGTAGGCAACACTTCATCGAACACCCAACTTTCAAACTTTTCCGCTGTGGGAAGTTTGCTGTGCGTGATAAGGCGGTAAACATCACCTTCAGGGATAAAGGACATCTCAATTTCCTTGTCAGGGGCTTGCGGGTGAGGTATATAACGTTTCGTTACACACCTACAATGGTCTGTGAGCGCTTTACTGGAATTTGTATAACCTAACGCCTTCGCTACATCTGCTCCGCAGAAAAATATCTTATCACCTTCCTCGATAGTTCTCATCTCTCCAAACTGGTTGTTGTTAAATATTTGCAATTCGTTCATTGTAGCTCCTTTCGTCATCTGCAATTTGTTTTCCATCAATTCCTCCTTATAGCAATACTAATAAATTACCCGCTCATTTTTGAGCGGGCGCATACACACTATTCACTTGTTACTTCCACGGAGAGCAACATCGACCTGAGAATTGTTTACAACTCTACCATACTACGGACGCATGTATTTGTCAATGGGTTGCCACGCCGCCAAATATGCGCCGTCGTGTGGCGGCAGCGTTGAAGCATCTATCCAAGCCATTCCTCAATCTCCTCTCTAAGTTGTTACAATGTCACAACTTCGCAAGTGCCAGTAGCCGACCACTCGGCGCAGGTGTCGTTAAAAGTGTTCAAATTAGCGCAATCGTCGCACTCTATGGTATCAACACCCAGTAATCCGCACACGCTACGGTCGCAATCCCATCGATCGGGGCAATCCATACAATATGGCAACAGAGCACATCACCCCTTTCATTCGTTGATTGTCTTAAACGCAGGCACATAACACTTTTCATCTTCATTAAAGGCCACGATCAGTCGGTAAGTATGTTTGCGACCTTCGACCACAGTACGGCCCTGCTCTACTTCGTACCCAAATACAGTATTGAGCATAGTAATTACCTTAATAAAAGTCACCTTACTTTTTACTAAAGGCAATAACCGGCATTGCACTGCCATATCAACAATCGCCTGTTTATCACTATCTCGCCAAATACGATATTGCTTAATCGCCTCCACAGAAGCTCCCTTCGGCACTAACCAATGTGAATTGATATAGTTGACAAAACGCACATCGTCAGACCCTAAGACAAACTTTTTTGTACCATACGCGTCATGTTCAACCAAATGTGCTACTGTATTGAACCAAGCTGCGCATTCTTTATTCACCATATATTCTTTAAACAACTGCTGACTTCGCCAAATATAAGGGTCACGCTTCAAATTGTTGCTATTCACAAACGTGTCAGCGATCACCAACCGATCAATACTATACCGACAACGGCCTACAAACTGTGTAACGTGCAACTCGTCCGTCATACAGCATATAACATTACGAACTCCACTACTTTTCCGCAGATTAAAGCCTTCACGAAATGTGCTGGTAGACACCAATACGTCTAATTCGTGCTCCGCACCGTCATCAGTGAAATATGTGGGCGGTAATTCCTCATGGCGCACAATATAATCACGTATCCGGCTCATCTCTGGCGTAAATTTATTCGAGTGCGGACTAACTACCATCGCCGCATTTTGGATGTACTGCACCAGTGATTCGCAACGTGTGATAGACGGGCACATAATAATTGTTTTACCGGGCAATTTATTGGCGGCTATCAAATAAGGAACGGTGCGGAAGTCAGTGCAAATCATCTGCTGCGCCCGATACCCTGCAACGGCCTCTTTATTGAGCCGGTTAATCGGCACGCTCCACGCCTTTTCATAATAGTCGATAATGCCAGTCGTTGCGCTTAACCCAATTACTGTTTTATGGCCTCCGTATATGACCTCCCGCAACCAAAAACGCAACAGTTTAATGTCCGGTATAAATGTGTCGCTGAACAAAGTATGGCACTCATCTAAAATCAGAATCTTCACCCTGCCCAGCACTTCAACGCCGGTGGTCTGCACGGCCTCAATAAGTTGATCGTATGTTGCCAACGCAATTCCATATTCAAGCAACACGTCCTCATCATCTTCCAACCCGTTCCAGTATTGCAGAATATTATCTCCACGCCGATATTTAGTTGTATGAGCATTACGAGCTTGTTGCTCCTTAGTAATAGAGCGAGAAGTGACAAACAGCACCTCATAGGGTTGCACGTCAGGACATGAGGCCAGCAAATGATTTATGACCCAATAGGTTTTGCCGGAACCGCAACCGGCAGAGATAAGGTTAAATTGGTCGGTCCGCAAGTCTTCAACCCTAATAACATCAGATATAAAAGCTATAATTATCCCTCCTTTTATAGCGCAAAAAATCGCCGCAACCAGTGCGAGGTGGCGGCAGCCGTATGGACAAAAACCGACTTCCAGTTAATCACTGGTATCCCAGAAAATGTCCACTACCCATATTCAGTTGTTAGCATACGATTTATCTCATCAGACGTGCTTATCAACTTGCCATCTTATCATATAAGCCCAGCTAAGAGTTGTCAAGGAGTTGCCCTTACCCCTATATAAGCCTCGCGGCGTTTGAGCGCGGTTTGGTTGGGTAGCGGCAGCTAAGGGATTCGGTTCAGATAAAGGCAAAGGATTGGTTGATACATTGGCGTAGAAGGGACTTGTCTGTTGGTCAGCCCGTGTTTGGCTTGGTTTGTTTGGCTAATGGATTTTGTTCTTTTTCTGGTTGGGCAAGCGCGGCTCCGCCGCGTGGGCGCGAGGGGTTTATTCGCTTCATTATATTCCGCTCATAAACCCCTCGCTTTACGAGATGGGCCATTTTACTCGCTGACGCTCGTTTATGCCCATCTCGTGAGATAGAAGAAACGGTTTTTCCTTCTTTGTCTTCGTGCATGAGAAAAACTCAGGCATTTAGGCACTTTTTGCGCTTTTTGGTGGCAAATCACATCAAAAACAAAGCAAAAACATGTATTTTTTGCTTATTTTGCTGGATTTTTTTCATGTCAAAAAGGGCATTTTGATGGGGGATGCGCCATTAAAGGGCCATTAGAGGGTGGTTATAAACACCGTGTAGGTGCGGTAGGCGGGATACGGCAAGGGGCAACGCAAGGGGCAATGGGTTATACCCCCGGAAGGATGGGGGTGGTGGGGGAGGATGAGAAGGGGAAGCGGAATGGCTGGGCAGTGCAAAAAGCAAGGTGGGCTGGGGTTTTTGGTGGGTCTGGTGAGGGAATGTACTACAGGGTTTTCGAGCCGGTGGCCTGCTCCGCACGGTTAAAACCACCCCCCGCACGGTAAACCCCGCCTATACTGCATAAAGGCAGGCTTTAAGGCGGGACACGGGGGGAGCGGGAGCGGCCACGCCGCGACACGGACAATATATTATATGGGGGGTATAGGATACGCCAGAGCAAAGACGGGAATATGCTTATAGCCATAATCTTTGGATTATAACTATAATCCCACACACAAAAAATTCCTCCATATTGCCATGATATAACCTTCATTTATAGCAATGGCATAAAATCATGCAATATCACTGTATGATATAAGTATCGACAATAGCAAAAAGTCTTGACATATAGTGTGCCATAGTGTACTATATAACCATACCAAACAACAACAGCCACACGGGCGGCACACAACAAACGGCAGTCCTGACAGACTGCCCACACCGCCCACAAAAAGGTTAGCCCTCATAGGCTACCGACACGTTTATTTCGTGTACCTTGACAATGATATAACGCTTGTATACTACAGCGGATTAGGGGCTTGAGTGTTGCCGCCGTGACTATATGAGAATGATATATAGCGCAACACGGTCGAGCGGGTCGAACAATGTATACAAGGGGCATAATGTGAGTATGTCGGGTTCATGGCGGTTTATCCTTTATAAAAGCCGCCTACCATAAAAAATAAGGCACGTCCGCCTATAAGGATAGAAAGGTAATAATATGACTACTATGTATCGCGTTTCCTCATTTCGCCTTGAGACTGCAAAAGCCACTTTTGACGTTCGCGCTTCTCTGTTCGAGAACCTTTACGCGGCCACAAAGGCCAACCGTCACGCAAGCGCAGCGCTTGACAAATCCGCTGTCGGCAACGATAAAGAAGCATGGGCGTTATACCGCCAGCGTGTGCAGCACGTACAAGATGTAGTATTCTTGTACGCGAAGGCCGCTAAAGAACAAGATTATAAGCGCATGGAAGCCCTCGTCGCGCCGTTTGTGGCCGCATTTCAAGAGTATCTGGACTTGTTAGGGCAAGACTTCAAGGCAAGGCGTGAAAATCTTGCGGCGTTCCTTCCCCATGTTGGAACCTATCGCAAGGGCGAATATCTCACTTATGACGAAGCCGGGAATATCATGCAGGACGAAGAAGGCGGTAATATCTTCCATATAGAGAACCGTTTCAGCACGACAAGTGATGCAGCGTTCCGCAAGCAGTTTGAACGCACTGTTGTTGACGATGGCAAAAACATAAAGACACGGGCGGAAGTGCGGGCTGAACGCAAGGCGCGTGACGAAGCGCAGAAGGCCGCGAAGAAGGCTGAAGCAAAGCAGGCCAAGGAAGCGGACAAGACTAAAGACGCGACAGCAAAACAGACCGCAAAAGTTAAGGCCCAAGAAACGAAGTAAAGGGGCGGTTGCCCCTTTGTGCTACCATAAGCAAGCCTTCCCGCGGCGGTAGTGTTGCGGCGGTGTATCCGCTTACTAATTGCTTACTGAATCGGTTTTGGTTTTGATTTGTTCGATAAAGTATGATATACTTTAGGAAATAAATCGGAAGGATTTCAAATATGGAAAAGAAAAGGTATGATGTCCGCAATTACCAATGGAAAAAAACAGTTGCGCTCACACCCGCAGAAGGAAATTTGATGGAACAGCTTTATCAAAAATACGGTTGCGCTAATTTAAGCCAGTTTTGTAAAGCTGTTGTCCATAATGAAATCATATTGCCGTTGCCGAACGATAAAGAGTGTACGGACGATCCTTGTATTTTAAACGCTGAATTAACCAAATATAAACGTATGGTAGAGGAAATAAAAAAGATCATAAAATGAAAAAGTAAAATCAACTTTAGAATCCGCAAGGATTCTTTTTTTTTTACCCCAATATGTAAATAAAAAACAGAAAGGAATTGAAAATTATGCAGAACATTTACACAATTAAATCCCGCCTTGCGGAGCTGCGCGAGGAACTTATGAACCATGCCGCCGCATGGAGCGATGTGCCGGGGGGCGCTGATAATCCCATCGCACAGGCCGAGTATGCCCGTATCTGGAAGGAATTAGAAACGCTTTCGCAAGAGGCCAAGGGCGTAACCTACAAAATGGCGATTTAGGAGGAAATGGAAATGCTGTATTACCGTGTAAAGCCGGAATATGACAACGCCCGCTTGCTCAATCGCACCACCCGTGCGTTTGATCGGGTGCTGATAGGAAATGAATTGTACACCGAAAAGGAATGGGAACGCCTTGTACTGCGTTATCGTGTGTCGGCAGTTGTGTGCGAACCGGTGCAGGTCAATAAACACAACACTTCTTTCTTTTTCGGCGCAAGGTTCGCGGACTAAAACGGAATCGGGGAGGAATCGCAAATGAAATGGAAAAGCAAACGAGATCGCATTGACATTTTGCGGGCCAGCGGGTATGCGTTTCTGCGCAAGGAAGGAAATGCGCTGTACTACGAAAACCGTTATACGGGAGCCATTGTGCGACTGCAAGACGGGCGTATGCGTTGTGTGTGGCGCTGACGTGCGTTTGGCGGCGTTTTTGCAGACAATGGTAAGGCAAAAACGAAAATGAAATGGCGTTCAGGTATAGTTATACCCTTGTAAATGAAATGTGCTTGAATCCTTGATGAAATAGGGCAAAAAGGAGGTAAAAATGGAAATCAAATTTGAGCTTGTAACAGTGCATGGTGAGGACGTGCTTATGCGCACGGCGGTCAACTATATGGATGATGAGCTGCGTGAGGAAATTCATGCGGAAATGGTCCCGTGTACGGCGCAGGCGTTTTGTGATGAGTACGCAAGGCGGCACAAAGAAAAGTACGGGCAGGAATGGACCATAAACTGAAATGGAGGGGGAATCGAAAATGGATTTGCGAATAGGTAGGAAGCGTGTGCGCTGCGGCAGTTTTGCATGGTGGTGCTGCGTTGCGGTTGGGGTCGCCATGCTGTACATGGTTATGTTTACCAGTTGTGCGTTGTGCCTGCTTAATAGTTGACATTTACAGGTGTTCAGGGCGCAAAGCGGGCTATGGTATCATATATGGATAAGGAAATGACCAGACGGGCGACCCCTTCACAGGCAAGCGCGAAGCGTGTAGGATAACAATACAGCAAGATGCGAACGGCACAATAGGCCGTTCTTTTTATACGCCAAAATCTAAATCAAGGAGGATTTGAAAATGGATAAGTTTGTTTTGTGGGATGATATTTATAAGAACGAGGAAGGAAGGCTCTATACAAAAACATGGATAGACAACAGTCCGTGGCATAGAGATAAACATACGTGGGAAAAGGTAGAGGGATATAGTATTGACGCAGGAACATCTATACGTTGCGTGTATTCACAGTTGTTCTTTCCTAACAGCTCGTTGCTACTGTGCAACGATATTGTGAAAGTGGACAATGAATTGTATGACAACCTCGAAAGTGGCGAACTGTGGCATTATTACGATGCGGAAGGAAACGAAGTTGAAGAAGATGATGACTATGAAAGCGAAGAAGCTGTTGACATTTATCAGTATTACCTTATTGATAACCAGACAGCAGAGATCTTAATGCACCATACAGATGAAATCGTTTTCTGGTGCGAACCGCTCGACCTTTATGTGCTGGGTGTGACGCATTTCGGTACGATGTGGTGCGGCGTTGACGCAGAGTATGTGGTATAGAGGAGGATGACAGTATGACTAATTATGAAAGGCTACGGAACATGACCGAGGCAGAGTTGGCAGAATGGGTGAGCCAGCGCATAGATTGTCCACTCTGCCCTGTCAGTCGCCCGATATGCGCCGCCAACGACACTTGTATACAAGCTTGGATAGATTATCTAACTGAGGAAGAATCTGAATATCTGAAGCAAAAGAAAAAGCTTGTGAGTTTTTTGGGCTGTCGCTCGTAACTGTGGAAAGAGTGGCAGATACAAACGATCCACAGATTTATACAATTTGAAAGAGGAATCAAAAATGAAAACAATTTTGTATAACGCAATACGTTGCAAACACTGCGGAGATGTAATTGAGTCCCGCTATAGACATGATTATGTGTTCTGCTCGTGCGGTGCTTGCGCTGTTGACGGTGGGCATGATTATCTGCGGCGTGCATTTAAAAATTCACGGGACGAAGATTACGAGGAACTGTCAACATGGAAGGAAGAACAGGAGGAAGAAGTATGAAGATACAACCACGGTATATGGTGGTTATCTATGATGCTATGGGAAGGTACGAAATATGCGGGTGTGATTCTGATATGGAAATAGATGATTTTCAAACTGCACAGTGTATGTGGTATCAAGATAACTACACATCTGAAAAGCTCACAACACAAATTTGTCCGATATTGTTTCTCGTCTACGATATACAAGCCAATCAGATGGTGGACACATACAAGCTCTATATAAATGACAATAATGAATTTGATACGATTGGAGGATAATGATAATGAAATCAAATATCTATGATGTGTATAGCCTTGTTAATGCGTATCAGCGCACACATCCCGATGGGCATTACTTCGACAGAGACACCCTCAAGTTTTTCGGGGAGTCATTTAGCACCATGCGGTTGCTGAAAGGCCAGGCAACGATTAAGGATTGGAGCGGCGAAAAGCACACTTGTTATGTGTTAAGCAAGTTGCAGAGGAATCATCCTATGGGGCCTCGCCGTACATACGCTTACTTCGATGTAGAAACGTTGGACTATATTTGCGTTTAAGGAGGAATCGAAAATGGATTCAAATTGTAAAGTGTACGCACGGCAGATACCTTATGAGTGGCAGGAAAGCCCATGGGATTTGTGGGGAGCTGAACAGATGATCACAGACAAGGCCGCCATATATGGCGACGAGCAGTTGCAAGGATACACTTTCGATGAGTTCGACAAGGTACTGACAGCGTTGGATGAAATGGATTTAACGGACGTAGGTGAAGATAACTGGTATACAACTGAGCAGGAAATGCTTTTGGATTACGTGCCACCAGTAGGACGAAATGCTTATACTGCCGAAGAAATTGAAAAATGGAAAGCAGTGTGTGATTTATATGATGGCCGAAATCGCACTCGTAATGAACAGGCGGCAATTTGTGCAGGCTTAACATTGGTAATGGGCAAAGAGTATGATTATCGTTGTTTGCGGGGGTGCTGTCAGAGCGACTGGAACTATTTCTACTATCCGGTGGATTTGTACAATGATGATGCAATTCGTGATTTGGAAATAGAATATTTCAATATGGGTGAGGAATGGATGATACATGATGAGGAAACCGTGCCAGATTGCGCTGAAGCAATAAGCGGGTACACCTTCTATGTATATGATGATGCCCGTAAGGAAATAGCGGCAGAGGCAGGCGTGCAACCTGAAGACGTGGTGCTATGGGGATATAACGGAATGAGGTCGATACCGACATATAAAGTAAGTTAAGGAGGAATCCAACAATGTATAAGGGTTATGTGAACGCAGATTATACAATTCAGTTTTTCCATGAAATTGGTAATAATGGGGTTGCAATAGGTGTGCGGTCTGGCATAAAAAATGATCCTGCTCCGTTTGTGGTGTGGAATTATGCGTATGAGAACGGAGTTCCGTCATTTTATTGGGGCGCATATTCGGATGAAAAACGACAGGCTATAACAACATTTGTAGAAAAAGTACGAGTGTTAATGTCGGAGTTGGGCTGGCTTGCATGGAACGCATTGTCAGTGGAGGCATTGAAATGAATTATAAAAAGCTGTATGAGTGGGCGAGCAAAATACAAATGAATGGAAAACCGTCTCTCAACTATATTTTTCGCGATGCTGATGGCACATTTTCTGCGGTTAGTGAGTCTATGGGCTTTAACGTGTCATCACTTCCCGAAGGAATCCCGTTCAGAAAAGAAACGCCATTCTATTTGGCAAGTAAGTTGAAGCGGGATGCAGACTTGTACGATTACACGATATGTGATGTGCCACATCTGTACTGCATCAAGATTAAAGAGTGTAAAACAAGCAAGGCATCAGGTAAAGAAGTTCCTTATGTGATGGTTGACAACAGTATGTATAACGCAAGGTATGTCAAGCAGGCCATAGATATTATGGGCAAGAACGTACATTTTTTTAAAGGTGCAAATTGGTTATCTCCATTATTCGTTGTCGAGGATGAAACCTCTTGGACGGTACAGTGCATGATAATGCCAATAAGGTATGACAAAAACAAAATCGAGGAGGAATCGTAATGAATTATGAAATTCGCTCGTATAGTGCTGATGATAATTGGACAGTGACGACAAATTCAAAAAATGTTTCTGATATTATGAGCAAAATGGTAGAACGTGCTGGTCGAATATGTGAACGGTATGCCAGTGACATATTTTACAACTTGTCTGATTATGACAATGCCGTACAAACGGCAGAAAAATATGATAAGGTGCTGTGTTTTCGTGAAAACGGTGTAAACACTTGGGGTGTTCGTGACGATATGATACACAACACATATATTTCTTCAGAATTTATTCAATATTGGCGATTGAGATGGAATCCGAATACGGAGTACGGGTCTTTTATCAGAGTAGCCTTACGTCCAATCAAGGAGGAATAGGAAATGAATACAGATACATCAACTGCGAGGTTAATTGAAGCTGTCATCGACTACTGTGTGGGAGTGTGGAACGATGATGAAATTATAGATGTGCTAACAAACACTTTTGGTATGGACAAAAATGATTTTATCGACGCCGGTTATGAAAATTTTATCAAACAGTGTTGGGAGGATTAAGCGCCAATGGACAGATATGACAATAACACTACACGGTTTATAAAGGCGGCGGTCACTTATTGCAGAGAGAATGATTGGAGCAATACCGACATTGTAGCAGCATTGTGTGGCACGTTTGGAGTGTCGACCAACCAGATCGCGGACGCAGGTTATCAGAACATAGTGCAGCAGTATATGAATGAGATCAATAAAGGCATAGACAGATATATTCTCGAACACGCCAAGAAGCTTATCACTGATTTTTGTCTGAAAGAATATAACTGCGAGGGTGATTTCAGTGATTTGACGTACATCAATATTGCTTACACCTGCACTTCTGACGAAGAAATCCCTATTCAGATTGTCGTTGACCTCGTGCATTGCGAAATGAAATGCTATTTAAGTGGCGAACTGTTTCGGACGCGGACATACGATTCGCTGGGCGATTTGACGGCTGCTGAATTGGAATACTTGAATTTTGATGAGTTGGTGTCATTAACAAATTGGGAGGGGGATTAAATTATGAGTTATTATAGTGAAGTTTCATTAACGCTTAAAAAAGCGGACGCTTTGGAATTGATAAGGGAAGCAAAAGAGAATGAAAGTGATGCACATTCATTGATAGCGGAAGCACAGATTGTCGATCACAATAACTATGTCACCTTCTATTGGGATAGGGTCAAGTGGGACCATACACTTCCTTCAGTACGGTTCATCGATAATTGCTGTGACGATGCGGACGACTATAGTTTTAAACGTGTTGGCGAAGATAGCGGAGACATCGAAATTGATTGGGGCGGCGATTACAGTGATATATGTGAGCTGTCAGAAGTGCATCAGTCTATTGATGTCCTCCCCGGCCAACCGTTATACGTTAATGATATTTGGGAGGAATCGTCAATGACGGCGTATGAGAAGTATCAACTTGAATGGATGATGGCGCATGGTTATAGCATAAAGGATTTGTTTGAGGCTATTTGTCAGTATGCTGAGGATTGTGCGGGGGAATATGCCATGGAACCTGAATTGTTTGAAGCGTGGGAAAATGATGCTGGTTTCGGTGGCGCAGTGTGGGCAAGTTACAATGAGTGGAAGGACGCTGAGGGGGAATAACATGAGAATATATATGGACACTGAGACGGCACAAATCATAACTGAGCAAGAACTGCGGACGGAGTTTTATGACTTACGAACCGAACAGCCTGAAACCTATGATTACAGTTTTGAGTGTTATGTGCGGAACTGTTGCGGTAAAAACGGATTCCTTCAGGAAATGAGTGAGGATGCAGTGCGGTACGCTGTTGTGTCGCTGATATTGGGCGGTGCAGGTCAGAGGGCGAGAGAGGTAGTACGGGCATGGAAAGATGTAAAATACGTAATTACGCAGTAGAAAACGGGTTGCATTTCAGAGTGGCATTTGGTGAGGACAACAAATTTCATATCGACTGCATAGATGAATGGGTGTATAGCTATGGGCAATATTACATGGACAAAAAGAGTATGCTATATGCAACCTTGGATGAAGCAATCAAATCTTTAGGTGCATCACGACGAGTTACAATCTTGCCGGACGGGACAGAGATTATACCTGATAGAGTAAACTATTCTGATGACCTGTTCATACCTTGGAACCCGAATATTCGTGAACTTTGGCCGGGTGAATATTAAATCTGTAAGGAATTAGAAGGGAATTGAATTATGTTTGAAAATTATCTTTGCATCAATGGGAAGAAAACGGAGTTGACTGACGAGCAGATGCGACAACTTGGCATAGCACCTATTGAACCTGTTGAAGGCGAAATAGCAAACGAAATAGCAAAAATGTCCCGCATTTCTAAAGCAGGAGAAGCGGCAGACCACTATAATGTACACGACACTATTGTAGTGGATGGCCTTACATTTGAGATTGTGGGTATAGGTCACGATATAGACGCTTTAACCGGAAAGTATAACACTATAACGCTTAGACAGGTGGATCATATAAAAAAGAGTCGCATAAATCCCGGTCCTTGTCCTGATGGATTTGCCGCTTCGGAACTGGATAACTCTCTTATGAAATCACCCCAAAATTGGATTCCTGAATCCATACTACCTTATGTGCGTAACGTGGCGAAAAAATATGTAACGTATGATGGTCATATTAAAGTTGTGTATCGCAAACTATGGCTGTTTTCTGAAAGTGAAATGTTTGGCAGTGCCATTTATTCACCGGCTGAGGACGGTCAGCGATATGAAGCATTCGCAACAAGCAAGGACAGAATCGTAAATGACGAGGACGGCTCCGCTTGTATGGTTTGGCTACGCTCCGCGGGTGCCAACTACTCCAATGTCTTTTGTATGGTCAGCACGTCTGGGAGCGCGAGCGGTGGCAATGCCGGTTACTCGTATGGCGTGGCGCTGGGCTTCTGTATTTAATCTTTAATCGCTAATCCCCCGCCCCGCAAGGGGCGGGGTTTTCAATTCAAAAAGGAGTTAAAAATCATTTTAAATTATAGGGGGTTAGCACAATGCGAATTTATGCATTAACTCCAACAGGCTATGACCGTGCAAAATCCTTTTATGGGAAAGCAAACATTATTGAGGAGAACGGCGAAGTCATTTTGCAGTCGTATGACACTTTTGTTTGCATGATTAACAAGCGCGGTGCATTTGTCCGGCTATGGGGTGGCTATTCTGCAACAACAATGCGACATATCAACGTATTTATTAAAATGTTTGGCATTGAGGGTGGCGGTAAAAAGTGGTGGGACGCGCTCCCCATTGAAGGAAGCAAACCCCGCGCCGCCGAATTAGTAAATGGGTAAAGAAAAATGACGTTTGAAATAGACCGTATTTTATTTATCAGGGTCATCGATCGGGACGAAAATGTGATTATGGAAATGATCCCATTCGATGCAAACCCAATAACCGTTGAAAACGGTAACATTATAAAGAAAGAGGAGATTCAAAATGGGGTGTATAATAAACTCTGATTTGTGGGAGTGTGACCTTTGCGGTTTTATAGAAGTATGGGACGATTTCGATGATATACATGGCGGCATGTGGGTCTGCCCCGTCTGCAATACCACATTCTGCTCGAAATGCTTTAAAGACAGATGTGGAATAACATCATGGATGCGGATGCTACTTGATGACGGTGCGTTGCTTTGCCCAGCTTGCTATGAAAAGCGGAAGGAGGATATTTCAAAATAAAAAAAAAGGAAGAGCTGGGTCTGTACAGACCCAGACTGCGCTCAGTTCCGCAGAGAAGCCCCCAAGAAGGGTGAGAAGGTTTTTGAACTGGCAATGTGTGAAATGCTCGACTGGATTTGGTGCTTGTGTATTTAACAGAAAGGAGGGGTTTGTCATGGCAATCGAAAACAAAACCCTGATGGAAACATTGATAGATGCTGGCTATCCATGCGAGGAGATGTATCATCATTGCTCAGATTTATATATTTTTTGGACACCAACAACAGTACGGATTGTTGATAGATGGTACAAGGAACGCGGCCTCAACAGGGCATTATTTGTTAAACAGTTCAAAGACCAGATTACGGGTCGGCTAATGTTGGATTGTGCTTTCCAGTACGGTGTGTACTGGGATGAGGTTGCAAAAAGGAAGGGGGCGATAAGAGGATGCCATATCAGAGAAAAACGCGTGACGTATGGAAGCTGATGGTAAATTATGGCTATGGACACGGCTGGGAACACGAACTGACAGAGTTCACCATAGCTGAAGCGCGGCAACGGTTGAAGGAGTATAGAGAAAACTGCCCGCAGTACCCTGCCAGAATTGTTATGGCCAGAGAAAAAATTGAAAAAGATAAAAACTGAAATCAGAACAAAAGCAAAGAGGAACGCAATGTATAGCAAGATACGAGAAGTGTGTGAGGATTTAGGAGGGAAGTGGACGGATTACGGTGATGACATCACATTAGAGAGGTGGTCTCCTGCTGGTGAGGATTTAGTTATGACGTTTGATAAACGCAGTCTGACAGATGAGATGAGGGAATACGCTGCCACTTGGGATATTGACGAGCATATAGAGATGTGGGTGTAGGCAAGACCGTCTGATTGGCACGTGCCAAGTGTACGTGCATTGTGTCGGGATGCGGAAGATATATATGAGATGTTGCGAGACTTGGCGGCGGCTGTGACAAAGTGCGAGGAGGAAACAAATGAGTGATTACATTAGTCGGAAAGCGCTTATAGACAAGGTGGAAAAACACTATTGTGCCCCATGTAAGCGGCGAGGCGGTGACCTTGACGGAGACCGGTGCCGTTCTTGTGTGATCAATAGTGTGCTTGAAAAGGTACGAAGAATCCCTGCCGTCGATGTTGCCCCGGTACGGTATGGGAAGTGGGTAATCAGAAATAAATAGAAGACGATGATTGGGGGACATTGCATGAATGGACTTGCTCTGTATAAGGAGGAATACAAATGATAGAACATATCCGCGATATAATTGCTTGGGGGTTAAATGAGGATTTTTGGAGTGAAGACAGTCTGTTGGCAGAAGGTTATTACAACACTTTTAACGAAGTGTTAAATTGCGAGGGATTCACAATATGGGATGACCGGCGTAACACCGTGTATATCACTTTGCAGAATGGCAAAGAGTATAAAATCACAATCGAGGAGGGAGAGGGATGTATCTAATGGAGTCAGATCTTTATGTTTGTGATATATGCGGATTTGAAGGTGGGTGGGATGACCATGATGATATACATGGGGAGTTGTGGGGTTGCGAACGGTGCGGTGGTACGTTTTGTACGAAATGCTGTATAGATACCATAGGGAAGAACGCATATTGGAAGATGATGCACAGTGAGGATTTGATTTTATGTCCTAAGTGTTATGGACAGGAGGATGCGGAATGATTCGTGTTGTTCAAGACTTAACTCGTGAGGAATTAGATGAACTTAAACAGAGCTATATTTGTGTGATGAAGGAGGGATCGGACGAGCCTGCATATTGGGACGATTTGGCAGAAGCGCCGGAATATATATCAGATGAAACGCTGTTTGAATATTATGACGGAATGGTATTCACGGACGATGATTTCTGGTGCAATTTAGAAAAGGAGGGATAAGCTATGAAACAGTACAACACGCAGGAAGAAGCTGTACGGGAGTGCGGCCCTAATGAAATCACGGTACAAATTGACAATGTTTGGGCGAATATGACGTGGGCAGAGTTTAGCTTGTGGGCAGCTACATATCAAAATCCATAAGGAATCAGAAAGCGTTTCGAAAAAGTGCTGCGTGTGGTAAGAGTAATATGGTAAAATAGGCAAGGAGGCAAATGTGAGATGACGTTCAAAATGGGTGAATTAAATCTGATTAGTGTCGCCAACTATCTGGGTTATCTTGAAGGTAAGGGGTTGATAGTCATTGATGAAGAAGAACAGTTGTATGGCTTAATGGAGGCAATAGATGAGGATGTAGACAAGGCTGCACGATGTCTGCTAAGTTCGTTTGACTTCTATACAGAGGTTGAAGCCGCTATTAAGCGAAACTATGTACCACCGACAGAGTAACATCAATTCTACGCTGTTTTTGCAGTGCCCAGTGTCACAAAAATGGACTTAACATATCTGAGACGATAAATCCTACGACCAAAAAGAAAGGTCTTTCAAACACAGTAAACAATCAGGAAAAACGAGGTAAAAACGCATGGCTGTTTTAGAGTTCAAACCACGAATTGTAACGCCGTCGAGGATTTTGATTTGCCCTCAGTGCGGATATGAAAATGATGGCGACCACAAATTTTGCGGACAGTGCGGGTTCGGTTTGATACCTACGCCACGCACCACCAAACAACGGTATGTGCCTAAAAGTAAACATACTAAAGTGCCGCTGAAAACATTGGAGGAAATCAATGCGTTTGAGCAAACATTGTTAAACGCACCGAGAAAAAAGACAGCGTATAGAAATGGGGTGTTGTTCCGCACGGGAATTAGCATTGGACTTCGAGCTGGGGATTTGGTAAAATTAAAGGCGAACCAATTCCTTAAAGCTGACGGTTCTCCCCGCGATGCGCTATATGTTATTGAACAGAAAACAAATAAAGGCAGAGAGATTAAATTGGATAGCAGACTGGCAGATATGGTGGCCGGATACGTGGAGGATTTAAAAATTGGTTCAAATGAGTATTTGTTTTGGAGCCAAGATAGCACCGGCCACATATTGCGTAAGAGTCTGAATGATAATATTATTCGTCCAGCAGCGCAGAGATTGGGGTTGGACACACGGCTGTATGGTTCGCACACACTGAGGAAAACGTATGCATATCAATTTTACACACAAGCTAATGCGCTTAGTCGAGAGCGTGGGTATAGAGCGTTGTCCATGCTATGCAAGGAATTAGGGCATAGCAGTGAAGCGATTACCCTGTGTTATATTGGTATAGACAAAGAAGAAGTGTGCGAAATTTGTGGATTAACCGCTGATCAATATGATTGGGGGTTCGCTGAAGCGTTACGAGAAGAATTTAATGAGGAGGAATAAGAGATGGATAAACAGCCATTCACCGACCAAGATTTAAAGAATTGGGCGAAGTTTTTAGCTATTTGTGCCGCTGTTTTATTGTTGTTGTATTTTATTGTTCCTGAAGACGATAGAGCGTGTATACTGTTTTTTTGGGTTTGTTATGGCGTGATATGCTTGAGTCTTCTATGTGGGATTATAGGTTGCGGTGTGATTTCTGATGAAGAAGCGCAAAAAAGAGCAGAACAAGAGAAGAAGGAAAATGAATTGTATGAAGATTGGAATACATGGTCAAAGGAAGATACACGCAAATGAAAAGATGTTTCAACCCATGCCAGGACTTCCAGCGACATTATTATCAGAACGGTGCGCCGCTGCCGGAGGTCGTTGAGGAAAATACTCAGTGGTATTATTGTGGCGTGATTAAGGAGTTGGGGATATAATGACTATTCCAGCTTTAGTGTGGGGTCTATGCAAGGAAAATGAATAATTCTACAGAAAGGAGTGTGAACGTTGGAAATCTATAGGGCTTACAAGTTGTGCATCAAACCCACAGAAGCTCAGGCAGCGGCGATTGAGAACACCTTTCGGTGCTGCCGGTTCGTGTGGAACCATTTCCTTGAGCGGAAGTCCAAGGCATACCAGCGCCGTGGCGAAAGCCTCTCATATTACGGTATGAAGAAACTCCTGACGGAGATGAAGGAATATCTTCCTTGGCTGGGTAGCTGCAACCGGCACGCCCTGAATTATACGATACAGCACCTCTGCGACGCCTACGACGGGTTCTTCCGTCGTTGCAAAAAAGGCAAGGGCAAGGCGGGATATCCGAGGTTTAAGGGGCGGAAGAATCCCAAGCAGAGCTTTACCACAGATGGCTCGGTCATTGTGACCGAGAAGTTTGTCCAGATTCCCTCGATTGGGAAGGTAAAGCGCGGTAAGGATAAACGTGCCGTTACCGGAGTTCCGGTAAATATCACGGTGTCCCGTAGTGCCACCGGTAAGTATTGGGCGTCCGTTCTCTGTAAAGAGGAAGTTGAACCGCTGCCGGTGCTAAACACGGAGGTCGGCATTGACGTTGGGCTTCATGTATTTGCCGCCGACAGTGATGGCAACACCTATGAGAACCCTCACTGCTTAATCCATAGTGAGAAGAGGCTGGCCCGTGAACAGCGCAAGCTGTCCCGTATGCGGAAGGGTTCTTCCAACTATGAGAAGCAGCGGCGCAAGGTAGCAACCATCCACGAACGTGTTGTAAATCAGCGTCGAGACTATACCCATAAGCTGAGTCGGAAACTCGTTGACGAGAACCAAGTCATCGCAGTGGAAGACCTCAACATTAAGGGTATGGTCAAGAACCACCGGAAGGCGAAGGCTGTGGCTGATGTCTCTTGGGCTGAGTTCTTCCGGATGCTGGAGTACAAGTCACTGTGGGCGGGACGCACGTGCCTCCAAATTGACCGGTTCTATCCCAGCAGCCAGACTTGTAGCACTTGTGGCTACAAGAACGCCGCTGTGAAGGATGAAAAGGTTCGTGCGTGGACCTGTCCCCAGTGCGGCGCACACCACGACCGCGACATCAACGCGGCAATCAATATTTTAAGAAAGGCAAAGGATACCTGCACCGCAGCGTAACCAGCAAACCCTACTACGGCAGGATGAGCCGAAAGTTACGCCTGTGGAGACTGGTAAGACCTCCCGCCTCACGGCGAAAGGCGCGGTCTGCGAAACAGGAATCGACCTCGCGTGTGTACCTGAGAATTACCAATGCGAATGGTATATTCTTTCATGCTATGCACAAGGAACACACAAAAGGTTGAATATCCGATATAATTGATTGGTTGGGAGGTACAATATGTATGTTTGTTTACTGAATCCGTATGGAATAGATAATGGAATAAAAATATGGTATCGTAAGCAAGGTGATAATTGTTTTGATTTTGTATCTTCCAAGGAATTTGCATCGCCACTAACTAAGGACGACGTGCTGAATATTATGCGCTATGCGGATTGGTACAAACAACAATATAACGCCAGTGCAATCAGGTGCGAAGGATAAAACGGTTATCGTATAGCAACATGGGAGGATAGAAAAATGGCAAAGGCAACAGCGGAATGTACTTGCAAAACTTGCGGAAAAGTCTATACAGCAACTAAAATTTGCCGGAATCGCCGTGATGCCGATGAGTGGGAGCAGTGGGCGATTGAGCATTATGATGAGTGCTCCGAATGTTACAAAGCCCGTCAACAGGCAGAGCGGGAGACGGCCAACGAGAAGGCGGCGCAGGAGAGTAGAGCAGTAGGCTGGCCTGAATTGAGCGGGTCGCCGAAACAAGTGGCGTGGGCAACTACAATCCGCAAAGCAAAAATAGACGAGTTGATGGCCCGCGAACCCACCGACACGGGGTTGCGTTACATAACATGGATTCTACACACTCATACCGACGCAAAATATTGGATAGATAATCGAGATTGGTCGTTGTGCGGCCAGTGGGGAATCAAACTGTACAATGAGTGGAGAGCCATAGATAACATTGAGTAAGGCACAAGTAACCATATAAGAGAGGAGGATATGACAATGATACATTATGATACTTACGAAGAAGCGCTTGAAAACTGCCGTGGTGACGAAGTAGTAGTTGAGGTTGACGGCGGCTGGGTTGTAATGTCTGCGACTGATTATCGTGTCTGGGTGATGCAGAATTAACGGAGACGAGTGAGAAATAAAAAATTCTAACAAACCCAAATCCACAAGGAATCCAAAATGAAACCAAAATAACACTGGCAAATAGCCGGTGTTTTTATCATAAGTGGCGTAAAGCCCCTTGCTTTAACTATGGGGATATAAGCCACACCGTTTTTGTGTATCTGCTGTTGGCGGTGCGCTATTGTCAGCCATTAAGCAGTACATAGAGCACCAGAAAAATGTGTGAGGTTCTGAAATGGAATATAGCTACAAATTCCGTATCTATCCTAATATCGCACAAGCACAACAGATACACCGGACATTTGGATGTTGTCGTTTTGTATGGAACCACTATCTTGCGCAGCGAATAGAAGCATACAGGGAAACAGAAAAATCTCCCACACGATTCATGCAAGACAAAGACCTGACATCTCTGAAGAAACAGGAGAAAACCATCTGGCTACGGGAAGTTGACGCAACTGCCCTGCAATCTTCTCTACGGGATTTGGATACAGCCTATCAGAACTTCTTTCGGCGGGTCAAAAAGGGCGAGAAACCCGGATACCCAAAATTCAAAAGCAAACGAAACCATCGACAAAGCTATAAGAGCAGGTGCATGGGCGCAAATATCAAAGTATTGGAAGGCGCTGTACAGCTCCCCAAGCTGGGAAAGGTAAAATGCCGGATCAGCAAACCTGTAGAGGGGCGTATTTTGTCCGCAACCGTCAGCCAGACCCCAAGCGGAAAATATTTTGTAGCCCTGTGCTGTACAGATGTTGATATGGAGCCGTTGCCATCTACAGGGGCGGTTGTCGGTATTGACATGGGTTTGAAAGCATTTGCAATTACCTCTGATGGTGTAGAGTATCCGAATCACAAGTACCTTGCGAAGTCTGAAAAGAAGCTGGCGCGTCTCCAACGGCAACTCTCCCGAAAATCAAAGGGGAGCAACCGCTGGGAAAAGGCCAGATTGCAGGTAGCACGGCTTCACGAGCATATTGCCAACCAGCGGCAGGACGCAGCGCACAAACTGTCCACCCAGCTTATCCGTGACAACGGCGTCATCTGCATTGAGGACTTGGCTCCGAAGAACATGGTACAAAACCACCGTTTGGCGAAGCCCATCTCCGACGCCGGGTGGGGCGAGTTCCGCAGACAGTTGCAGTACAAGGCCAAATGGTATGGGAAAACCGTGGTCACGATAGACCGCTTCTACCCCTCCAGCCAAACTTGTTCCTGCTGCGGCGCACAGTGGTCAGGCACGAAAGACCTGTCCGTGCGCATCTGGACGTGCCCGGAGTGCGGTGCTGTCCACGACCGGGATATAAACGCCGCGAAGAACATTTTGAACGAAGGGTTGCGCCTGCTGGCGTAGCTAATATATACGGTAGGGCGGGACATGCCCGAACCTATACGCTTGGGGACACCGTGTAAGACTTCGCAGATGCAGGCGGTGGTGGTTGAACCGAGAATCCTCCGGCTTTAGCTGTGAGGAGTGTCAAGTTTCACGACCTATCTATTGGCCACAGATGAGGATGGCGACACGCTGGCAGAATACGACGCCAAACAGTTCTATGCTTTCGCTTGGGTTGAAAATGAGGACATCCCTGAACTGTCTGAGTACGGCACTGTCATCATTGAGAGATGCAACGGCGGTCTGTGGCGCGTATGTTAATTCTACGGTCAAATTTGAGTAACTGGACAGTCAAAATCAAAATTTAAATATCACAGCAGATAGATTGGTCAGCTAAAACAAAACCTCTTTCATTCATTGAGTAGATAGGCAAAAACAGACTAAAAACGCATGGCAATAAACGGGTGCGGGACACTCGATTGCCGGATAGGAGGGTATATGCAGCTCGGAGATAGAGTTATTCACAAAGGTCAGTATAATAATGTGGGGACGGTCACACAGTTATTGAAGGGCGATTTGCTTATAGCGTGGGATGCGGGTGGGTTTGAACGCACCCAGAGCGGAGCGCTGTATACAGTGGGCTACGACCCTAAGATGGGGGATAATAAAGGTGTGTGGCACGCACCGAAAACCCAAGCGCAAAATTTTCTCGACTTTGTTCGTACTTCGTGGTAAAATCAAAAGAAAGGCGGCATTTTTATGAATAATCAGCGCAGAGCAAATCTGAGAAACGCACAAGCTATACTCCGCAAGGCGCAGGAATCTATTAAAATAGCGTATGATATTGTAGAGGACGCTAAGGGCGAAGAAGAAGATTGTATGCTTTGTATGCCGGAGAATTTGCAGGAATCGGACAGATATTATGAAATGGAAGATCGAGTAGACAGTATGGAAGACATCTTACTAAACATAGACACGCTTGATAATTCAGTGGATGAAATTTTAGACTCAATCGACACGGTAATGTAAAGGAGGTGGTTGTATGCTCAACCCAAAGGTCAAATCATCTGGCGAACGTGTAATAAGGGGTGTGGTGGCTGGTGCTATGCTGGGCGCTGGTGCTGTTTCAGCCAAACAGGATCAAAAAAGAAAAGCGCAGGACGCAGAGCGCCGAGGATTGCTGCGCCGTCAGGATGTCTATGAGGCGCATATACGGAAGCAAGTTTATTTATCTCGGTTTGCTGACGACGATTTTAGCTGGGTTCCTGAAAAGTTCCGAGAGGACCTGAAATGTAGCTATTGTTTGCAGCAAGCCTACGCCGCTGGTATGGCCGATAGGGAGTTAATGGCAGACGGGTTTATGCCAATGAGCGAACAGAGTTGGGACAAGAATTGGAGTGTCTATACGCACAATCCATTTATCGGGTTTATCGAGGCACACAAAGAGTTCCGTAAAGATATTCAGAATCCCAAATGGCCTGCAATGTCGAAGTGGAATCTCACCTTGGAGGGTTATAAGAGGTTCTTCCCTGAGCGATTTGACGAAAACGGCCAGCCCATACGAAAGTAAAATCCATAAGGAATCAACATTAGATCGGCATTGCCGGTCTTTTTTAATGCGAATTTGCATTGCCGCTGGGTGTAGTATGGAGATGGAGGTAATGAGCGCATACTACATCCTATGATAATAAGTCGGTTGGCGCAAATACGCACAGAGCGTCATATCACAACAGCGGCGCTGGCGAAGAAGTCAGGCGTCAGTCAGTCTACAATTACACGTATCGAAAACAATATGGAAGACCCGCGACTATCGACTTTGGTGGCTATTGCGCGGGCATTGCACGTCACTATCACAGATTTGTATACAGAAAAACACTGGTAGATAAGGTTATTGGGTTTTGTCAAGGGGTTATTTAGCATATCACTTGTTGACTAAAGTATCCTATAAGGATATAATTACAGACACATCACAAAATAATATCGTGGGAGGAAACAATAATGCAGGCATTACAAGTCAGCAAATTGCAGGCGCATCCGCAAAACGAGTATTTCTTTGATGAAATGAGTGGACAGAAATGGGAAGAATTTAAGGAAAGCATCAAAACCAGTGGGGTTATTGAACCTATTGTGGTTACGCAGGACTTAATTATTGTGTCCGGCCACCAGCGAGTGCGGGCTTGCAGGGAATTGGGAATTGTCACCATACTTGGTGAGGTTAGGCACTATGACAACCACGATGGTAGGTGTGCTGAAGATTGGGTCATCAAGGATTTGATAGAAACCAATGTGCGGCAGAGAGGCAATATAGGCGGCAGTGAGCTGAAAGCAGTACATCGGGTGGATGAGCTGCGGCGTATATATAAGGTAGATGGAGGTGGTAAACATAAAAGTTGTGACAATGTAACAACTTCGGGTGAACCTGTGACAGCAGAGGAGGCTTGCAAAGCTGCCGGTATTGATTATGCTTCGTATAGGCAATTCAAATCTTTGTCCGATCTTATCCCAGATTGGCAAGAGCTGTTGGATTCCGGCAATGTATCTGCCAGCGTCGCTTCACGTATCATAGGCAAGCTATCAGAGGACGAGCAGGAGCAGCTTTATAATGCTCTGCCGGTGAAGGAGCGTATCACAGCCAAGCTCACTGACAAATATTTGTGTCAGATACGGCAACAGCAAGTTGAAATGGAGCAAAAGGAAAAGCAATGGCAAGGTACTAATGCGTCGCTTGCCAATAGGCTTAATTTGATTGTGGCGAAGAATAACGAACTGGATGACCGTATTACTGAGCTTAAACAGAAGGGTGATCCTGAACTGGTTGCCAAAATAGATAAACTACAAGAAGATTGTAGACGGGCTTACGAGAACTACCAGAAGGCTAACAGCGAAAATTATAATCTGAAGTGCAAGTTGCAGGATTCGCAACAGAAGATCAATGAGGCTAACGGGTATATTCAAGAGTTGTTAGAGCAAACAGAAGCGTTGGAGGACAATGCTTTGACTTCTGAGCAAATGCGGGAATTGACTAATCTTCGAGCCGAGAACAAGCGGCTGGAAAGGGAACTGGCGCAACAAGAGCCGACACCCCTTGCCGAACCTGTTATGCCGTCATATACTATGGGTGGGCTTAAAAAGTTCTTGTGTACGACCAAATCCGAATTGGAAACTTATCTTAATTCTAAAACCTTAAATCTTAATGCTGAAGCTGGTGATAATGATTATATAAAGGAAATGATTGGCGAACTCGTTCCGCTTGCTTTGCACGTTAAGGATAAGGTGTGTACTTTAGTAGCGTAAGGAGAGAATATATGGTCGTAATAGATGTCGCTCAATTTGAAGAGTGTGTGCGCCAGCATCGGTTGTGGATAGAGCAGAACGGTCAAGGCCAGCAATTAGTATTGCGGAATTGTGTGATAAACAAGATAAACGCCTCCCATCAAGATTTGCGTTATGTGCAATTCATTGATTGTGTTTTTATCAAGTGTGATTTTGTAGCGTGTAATTTCACTAAGGCGGTGTTCACAGGATGTACATTAGCGAGGTGTGTTAGCTTTGTACACTGTGATTTGCAAGAAGTAAATTTGTGCCATGCGAATTTGTATACTTGCAAATTTATTCTTTGCTGTGGCTTAGAGACTGCGATTGTTAATGATAAGACGCTTTATTATCGTCCTCAATGTCCCATGAACGGCAGCTTTATTGGGTACAAGGGGGCATGGTGCTATGATCCAGATCTGCATATATGCCCCGTATTGGTCACACTTGAAATTCCAGCCGATGCGTACAGAAGTAGCGCAACTACTCGAAAATGCCGATGCAATAAGGCGATAGTATTAGATGCTTACACCTTGTCTAATGGTCAACAGCTTCCCGATGCAGTGCCGATCCATAGTACATATAATTATGCTTTTATGTATACAATTGGGCAAACACTTCAAGTTGACGATTATGATACAAACAGATGGAACGAATGTTCTACCGGTATTCATTTTTTCATGGAGAAGGAGGATGCGCGTTTGTGGATAGAGTCATGGATAAACGATTATTCGTTTTAAAAGGAGGTGATGAGGAATGGCAACTGAAAAACTGAGTATGGGCATTGAAATAGACAAGGCTCTGATAGAAAAGAATGTAAGCGACGCTGTGTGCATAGCAATCGCTGATGCGTTGGGCGATAAAACTGAATTAGTGCGCAAAGCTGTGCGGGCGGTTGTCGCCAGCTCGGTAAATGAAAGAGGTGAACCATGTTCTTCGAGTTCATATCGGGCGCAACCGTATTTGCGGTGGTTGGCAACTAATGCTATCAAAGATACTGTGTCTAAGGAAATAGCCACAATGATTGACAATAATCAAGCAGCCTTTTCGGCTATGATTAGAGCGGAGCTTAATCAGCCTGCGGTCCAAGACATGTTAGCCAAGAATTTCATAACGGCCATATTAAACGCCAGTCAGACCGGTTGGCGTATGCCGGTCACTGTGTCGTTCGAACAAATAAAGGAGGATTAAAAAATTTCATGTTATTTAATATGGTATGTAACAAAAAATC